CCATCTTCCTCGGCGGTACGCGCCACAGGTCGAACGACGTCGCCCGTGCTGGCAGTACCTCGGTCCGCGCTCTTCGGCGGGGGAGGTCCCATCAGCGGGGCAGTGGTTTCGGTCTTAGTGCCCGGCTTCACCGGGTCATCACCGATCGCCTTGGGTCGCTTCTTACCCTTGGTCTTAGGCTTCGGCTGCTCCGGAGTCAGGATCTTATCCTGGAGCTCCGTGAGGAAGGCACGGCCACGCTTGGCGTTCTTGACGACATACGCAGCGTCTTCCTCAACCGTCTTCCCAGAGATACCGCGAAACGGTGAGTTCTCGGGAACAGTGTAGTTAATAGCTTGGACTGAAACGTTGGGATCGTCCATAACGATCTCGGACTTGGTAGTCTCGCGTTCCAGCCATCCCAGCTCGACAAGAGCGTCGAGCGCCAGCTCGGAATCCTCGGACTCATACTGCTTCTGCTTCATGGCTGCCATCTGCTTCGCAAAGTCTGCGCGCTGGGTAGCCGAAAGCTTAGAGTTGAGGTTATGAGGAACGTACTTCCGGGGATCCATACCGTTCGAGTCCATGGACCCGTTACGCTTGGCATTCTCAAACACCCGCTGGAAGTAATCAGTGAGCTGGTTGTTCATAGCGAACACATCATCCAGCATCCGGTCAGCATCCCCACCATACTTCTTAATAAGGTCGGGCATCTGCTCGGTAATAGCCTTAGACAGTGCGGCTCGTGCTTCGGGCGTATCATTAACCAGAAGACCGCGCATACGGAGCTGCTGCACCGCTGACTGGAACTGCTGGTAAACCTTCGGCCCGAGCTTGGCTGCCATGTCTCGCGTAAGGCGACGCACGGCAACGGTTTCCATCATCGCCGCATTGGCGACACCTTCGATGCTCGAAAGGTCGGAGCGACCACCGTAGCGCCGACGTCCGATGTGCTGGTTACCAATGAACTGGGCACCGGCACGGATCAGTCGGATGTTACTACGGAACAGTCGAGCCTGACTCTGGGGAAACAGAGCCACCCGAGAGAACATCGCCTCAATCTTATCACCGATAGGAGTCTGCTCAAACATATGCTTGAGCATGTGCCGGTCAGCGCTTGCACCAGTGGTGCTCACGAGCTCGGGGTCCACACGGTCAACCAGACGCGTCAGGGCGTTGGACATAAGCATCCGCCGCTCGATGGGCGTAAGGTTTTCATAGGTCTTAGTCTCGGCCTCAATCCGGTCAAGAGCAGTCTTGGCATCATAGTCATCGACACCGAGCGCCTTGTAGTCAGCACGAAGCTTCTCTTCCTGCTTGCGGATCTTGTTGAGTGCCTCGTTAAGGTCGGCCGCGCTGCGCTTAAAGCGGTTGCGGGCACCTTCGTATGCAGCCACGATACGCTTGCGCCGTGCGGCGAGATCGCGAACCTTCTTGTAGGCTTCACTCTTACGGAACGCGGCGAAGTCGTACGAAGCGTTAGCCTCGTCAACCACCAGGTTCTTAGCAGAGCCTTCTTCCCACAGCTTGTTGATGATATCAGCACCTGCGGGGTTGTCGTTCAGGAGCTTGGCTCGGGCCGTGGCGTTGCCAGCGGTACCGATATAAGAGTCGATGAACCTAGCGATCTGCCGGGTGGTCATACCGAGACCACTCGCGGACTTAGTAGTCAAATCATTAGCCACGTTAGTCATGATCGCGCGGAGCTGGATAGCACGCTTGAGCGTGGGGTCAGCCGCGATAGCCTGACGGCCAGCGATCTTCATCTCAGCCAGGTCGGCAACAATACGGCCGATCTGATCTTCTGACATATAGGCTTTGAGATTATTATCAATAAGGAACTTAGTAAACTGGTCGAGAGCACGTCCATCGCGGACGGCCGTCATGATCTTAACGAGATCAGTGACATCCTCGGCCTTTACGTCCTCGCCGCGCATCATCTTGGCCATAATGTTTTCGGCCTTGTTACGCGTGGTAGGCGACGGGTCGTTAGTGACCCGAGCGCTGGTGGCGAAGTTGTCGGCAGCCTCAGCATCACGCTGGGCCATCGCACGCTGGAGCCGCTCGGCTCGGGAAACAACCGCGGCCGGCTGAGGTCCTTCGACCTCGGGGCCACGCTTGCCTGCAGCAAGATCTTCGAGCGACACAGGACCGCGCTTGACGGGTCCCGGCGCCTGAGCGATCGAGCCACCGCGCGTTGCGATCTCTCGCTGAGCCACATAGCCCTTCCACAGGGTATCGAGTTCAGCCTTGCCGATCTTACCGTCGACGCCGAGGTCAGATGCCACCGCGAACAGGAAGTTAACGACTTCCACGCGGGACATACCGATCGAATCGAGCTCAGCAGAGTTGAGCATGGCCGCGGCGCCGTCCGACGCTTCCACCGGGCCATCATTTTCGACGTGCCGCTGGAAGAAGGTGTTAGCACTATCGAGTGCGGCCTGACTGCTCGCCTGTACACGGACAGCAACCTCGGGAGGCAGACTACCGTGGGACAGAGCGAATTCGAGTTCATCATTATTAAGAGTTCGAGCAATATCATATGCCTCGGCTCGCATCTTCGCATCATCGCCGAACATACCCATACGGGCACCGGCGCGGGACGCGTTGCTACCGAGCTTGCCAATGCCGCCAACGGTCTTGGCGACACCGGTGAGACCAAGCGGGAGGGCCAGACTGAACCCGGCGCCCATGGCACCAGTGAACGCGGTATCCTCAGCCGCAAGGCTCGAGTCGAACTGAACGGAGGTACGGCCGCGCTGGTAGTTACCGAGCTGAGCGTCAATCGACGACACAAGCCCACTACCCGCAGACATAGTACCTTCCATCACGGCGTTCTCAACAAGGAACCGGCCAGAGCTTCGCCAGAAGCCTGCACCAGCAACCTTGGCTGCCGTAAACCTAACTGCACCGGCCCCGCCAGTAAGCGGACCACCGATAGTCATATCAAACATAGCCATCGGATCATCAACCATGCCGCGGTACATATCACCGCCGAAGCGCATGGCACTACCGAACCAGGAGCCCTCGCCGTATTCACGGTCGATAGCCCGGGTACGCATCTTGTGGCCTACGATCTGGAGGATCTCGCGGTCGGCGAGCATGATGAGCGAAGCCTGGTTACGAACCATAGCCTGCGCATCATTGTCTGCCCCGTTCATGAAGACCTCGAACGTGATGCCGTTCTCTTCAAGAATATTCCGACGGTTTTCATCGAGCGCAGCCCAACCCTTTTCCGGGGTGAAGCCGTGCTCCTGCTGCATGGCCAGAGCTTCCGTAAAGAAGTCCTGCCCAAAGACTCGTGAGGCCGCAGCAACGCCAGCAAGGCCTTCTGCTCGCTCTTCAGGAGTCTTACCATTAATAAATTTATTAGCACCTTCCATACCGAGGTCCTGAACCTTGCGGATCATGAAGGCACCGGTGAGCTCGCTCTCCGCTGCATTCAAGTCCAGCCCAAGCTCACGAGCCTCGGCGAACCACTCCTGCGCCTCGGGGAGGGCAAGCGCGTTCTTGAGGTAACCCATGTCGTTTGCACCGAGCTGGAGCCGCTCGCCCGCCAGGCGGGTGTGCAACTGCTTGATCGCATCGACGTCACCTGCTTCAGCAGCCTGGACCACACGGTCGTTGGCGCCAAGCAGGGACTTACCGGCACGGATCATCTCGGGCAGAAGGCGATTGCGCACCGCTTCGCTGTCCATGTTCTCAACTCGCTCGGCGAGCATACGGTCAGAGCCGGAGGCTCGGATCGCAATGCCCAGCACGGAGTTGTCGTACAGTCCGATAGCGCTAGCCGCGTCACTGATGGTATCGCCAGCCATCTGGAAGATGTTCTGTTCCATACCAACCTGTCCCGTGCTAAAGCCGGGGATGTTCTGCTCGCCGAAGACGCCCTCTCGCCCGCCAAGGCGGATACGCTCTTCTTCGCGCGTAGCTTCACCAGCGATCTGGTCGAACATAGCCATCGTCTCGATCTCACCGAGCTCATAGTGAGCAAAGATTGACCGGACACTGTTCTGATGTGAAGCCCAGCGGATGTTGTACTTAACTTCCTGCAAGTTCTCGTCCATACCCATGGTGATACGCGAGTTTGCGGTGTCAGTGTCCTCGGCAGCACCAAAGGCACGAGCGCCGTAGTGGTCGGGGTTCTGCCACATCAGAGTATCAGCATCGATGCCAGACATCTTAGTTACCACGCCGTCGAGTCCTGGCATTTCAACCATCTCGTTATCGATACGGTACTGGTCAGCCTTGGCATCAAACATGTCATACTCGCCGTATGTCATCGGCTGGGCACGGGTGCCCATCAGCTTATCATAAGAATTACTCATTGTTAACCTTTCAGTTGGGGTTCATTCGAAGCCATACTTTTTAAAAGAAAGCCTACGGCCCCTGTTACGGGACCGTAGGTATAAGATGTATTAATCGCCAACACGGAATCTGCGAGGCTCTTCGTTCTCCTGCAGCTTACGTGCGTTCGCAGCCACGATAGCTCTACCTTCGAGCTCACCCGGGCTGGTCTTCTGGTTACTGGTACTAATAATACCACCACCAGCGACGGTGCTACCACGTCCACTTTGGGCCGCGACTGTTCGTCGTTGCTTCTCATTAGCAATCTGTACTCGTTGTTCCTCAGTAGCCGGCACGCGTACAACATTACCGCCGACGCCGACAAACAATTGAGCAGCACTTGAATGCTGGTCACTAGACTCGTAAGCAACTTGACCACGGAAGTGCATCTGCTTGTCGCCCACGGGAAGATCGTTATTACGGCTAAGGCTCCACTTTGCGGAGACCTTTTCATTGAGTGCATCCTCAACAGCCTGCATAAACTTGCCACCAGCAAAGCCACCACCCATAGCCCAGGTTTCAATAACCTGTTCTGCTTCAGCAGGGTCCATGCCGTAGTCAGCGATATCGATATCAAGAACCTCAAGCATACCGAGCGTAGCCGTAGCAGCGCTATCGGCAACTTGAGTACTATTCTCACCGCGACCGGCAGCGTTGAGCCACATCTGGCGGCCAACACTAACCTGCACGGTACCGCCAACGCCGTTGAGATCAACAGTTCCGGCATAAGCCGTCTCAATATCCATCGGCGGACGAACGCCATTAGAGGCACTCATACCGCTGATAATTGTAACCATTGCTTCCTGAGCGCCAACTGGCGCCATGGCATCCTGGCTAGTCATCATAATATCCTCAAGACCACCACCAGCAAGGCTGCGGGCCCAAACCTCTTCGGTCTTGGCAAGAGCGAGGTTACGCTCAATCCACATGCGGGCACCAGCTGAGGTCTCCGGATCTAGCAGGCTCGCCTGAAGCGGCGCATTGCCGGGAGTCTTCTCCCACTGAGCGCCGAGTACCTGCATGATCGGATCACGCTCAAACTTCTCCAAGTTCTGCGCAAGGGTACGTTCGTCCAGCCCGGGGTTCAAGATCCCAGCAACGGGAGCCATGTAGTCCGTTTCAACCATAGCCTGCATAGCCTGGCTGGTCGCGGCACCGTAGGCTGCGTTCATCCATTGGTCTCTACCCTCCGCGGGCAAACCCATGGCGTCGTAGAGCCCAGCGAGCTTCGTGCCCTGGGTGAGCTCCCAACCAAAGCGGCTAACGTTTTCCGGATCAGCCGAGCCCGTCGCAATACGCATAGCGATATCACGGGTTTCGGTCCGGCTGTACAGCGCGGCAAGGTTATTAACCTTAACCTGTTCACTCTGAGCCAGGGTCCCGTTTCGCAGCGCCTCGATGCTCACCTCAGTAGGTCGCATAGTCTGGAGCACCTGCTCATGGTCGGGGCCTTCAAGCATCGCCGAGATGGCGACGACTGAATCGGCCGGGGTGAACGGGCTCGCAAGAAGCATAGACAGCTCCTGCGCACTTTCGGGCCGCAACGGATCGAAGGTGTCGAGCAGCGTTTTTGCTGCGCGGTTCACCTGATCCGGGGTCGGTGCATTGGGGTCAAAAGCAACGGGCTCGTTCGGGTTTTGCATCTGCTCGAACCGAGCGTTCTGATAACCACGAACCATTTCAACATTCTGCAGTTCCTTAACCTTCTGACGGTGGGCAGCGATTGCTGCACCCATACCGGCGGGCGGACGCTGGCCATCTGAGCCAACGTACACGAGCGGGCTGTCACCGAGAGCGGACGCAAGCCCGTGCGTGTTTTCTCGGCCGTCGAAGTTAAGCCGTATGGCCCAACCAGAGTCGAGCATACCCGGGTTTTCGCCGAGCGCGCGATTAAGCTCGCTCATGGAGGTAAACTTATGCATCGCCTGGCCGTCGGCGCCTACGAGCGCGATGTCCATAGTGCCGTCGAGGCCAGATGCCGCAGTAGCCACATTACGCACAAGTGTGTTGGTCGCACCGCGGTATTGGCTGAGGCTCTGTATCTTAGGCACAGCGGCCGACCACTCGTCGACGTTGCTGGCAATACCAGTCATCATATTATCCTGTCGACCTTCCACCAGCTTCTTACGGAGGCTACCAATCGTACCATTCCAGTCTTCTTCACTCGTAAAGCCATACTGGCTGTAGAAGTCTACATCACCGTTAAGGGCCACGAGCATTGAATCAAAAGCCTGGTTACGCTGGTTGATAGACATATCACCATGGATGATCGCATCCGCGGCGCTACCGAGATAGTCAACCAGCGCCTTGCGCGACTTGGTTCTACCATCGTCGTCTTCCGTGGCAAAGGCGGCAGTAGTGCCAACCGAGCCATCGATCACCGCGGCCATAGCCGTAAGATCGCCACCTGCGGCAGCGGTACGGACCAGCATCGCCGGATCGGTGGGACCAACCTTGGGAGCAGCAGCCTTACGCGTGGACGTGTGGTTCCGTGAGAACCCGCCGTGCGACATAACAGTTGCCAGCTCGTCAAATCTATTAGTATCAATCAAATCGGGGTTATCGAGGGGACCGGCAAACTCGCCGAGGTCCCTCGCCACCGCTTCAGCCATCTCTTCACCGATATTACCAGCGAAGTGACCCTGATGGACTACGCCTTGGTTATCTCGATACTGGATACCACCATCCGGAGAGATGACGATACGATCACCATTCTCACCACCGCCCATGAGCGAATACATTCGCGCCACGTCGTTGGCCTGTGGAGTCGAGAGATCATAGGCGCTTACGCCAGCCTTGGTCAGGTTCTCACCGAGCTCGAAGCTCGTACCCTGAACCGTAGACTTGTACATCATGTTCTGGATCTGTCGGCCAGTACCAGCCACGGACCCGTTGAGCCGGATCCGCTGCTTGTTCAGCTCTGCGAAGTAGCGAGAGTCCGGGTCGGCCGTAGCCAGCATCCGGTTAACCTCGTCGAGCGCGTCGCTATCGTTCATCTTCGAGAGGATACCGAGGGAGTTGTTGAGCTTTTCATTCTCAAATACCATCTCCTCCTTACCCTCAATTTGCGCCATGGCAGTATTGTACTTCTTAGCCGTCACGTCGTTAGGACGGTACGTGTGGCCTCGAGCCCACTCAGCCATCTTGCGGGCGTCTCCACCCGTCAAGCGCTGCTGCTCGGCCATCTCGCTTTCAAACTGAGCATACTCCTTTTCGGAGGTATACTGATACATCTTCTGATAGTTCTGGATACCCTGCTGGGCACCAACGGCCGCACCCTGAAGAATGGTGAACAGCTTGCTGCCGTCATCCTTGATACGAGCCTGCTGGCCGATCTGGATCTGAGACGGTGCGGACTCCTGGAGCTTGGAGATCGCAGCACCAATGGCTGCTCCCTCTGCTCCAACAATTCCGCCTACACCTTCCGGGTTAACCGTCTGTCCTTGTAGCTGTGTCGCGCTGCCGCGAGCTCGCTTATTATCTGGTTGTGGCATAGTTAATCCTTTCAGCCTGTGTAGAACCGAGAAAGCCCGGCAAGGTTTGTCTGTGCCTGGCCGATGCTGTTTCCACCAGCGCCAAACATGCTAGACATATAGTCATTAGCGGAGGATGCCTCGAGTGCACCACCACCGCCCTGTGAGCCATCATACATACCGGCTGCGCCACCGATGACCTGACCCATAGCGCCAAGTGCGGTAGCCGCAAGCTGGCCGCTGGTATCGGGCATCGGGATCGGGCTGCTCGGGAAGTACGTCGGCGGCTTCGGCGTTGCCGAGCCGCTGAACAGCTGGGCCATAGCGGCATTACGCTTGTTCTCGAACTGGTCACGCTGGTTGCTGAAGTTCACCCGGATCCGGGCGGAGTCAGCAGCAGCATCACGGTCGAGCTGAGCGCGGACCGCATCGGCGGTACCACCACGGCCAGCACCACGGCTGGTCATGGACATCTCCGCTCGAGCCTTCTGCTGGCGGAAGTTACGACTGAACTGGTTAGAGGCGTAGGCCTCCTGGTTACGCGACGCCCGCTTCTGGGCGAGCATCGTAGCCAGGCTTTCCTTCTGGCCTTGGCTCTGTCGCAGCACCTTCTGCATCTCAGCGAGACCCATCTGGCCACGCTGCTGCTCAAGGTTGTACTGCTTCTCAAACTCCTGGAGCTGGCGGTTCATTTCTGCCTGAGCTGCCTGAGCCTTCTGCTGCTGGCCCTGTGCGGCCGAACCCATAATGGACCCAACGGCACCGAGCGCCAAACCTGCAAGCATAATCATAATTTATCTCCTTAAGAAACTTCCGCGCTTTGGGCGGTTGTTGCCAAAAATAGTTGTTACACGAGATGTACCACTGCCACCGCGAGCGTCGCTGATGACCTGGCCTCGACGTGAGTCGTCGACCCACATCTGAATATAGTCTTCCTCGGCCTTCGCAATGTTACGAGCGGCCATCTCATCAACATCCACCTGCAGCCCGTCCCGCCAGTGATCACAGGCAGCCGAGAGCACATCAACACGGTCATCGTGCTTGAGCGCTCCCTTCATGTCCGTGAGACGGGTGAGCTGGATCTGGTTCGGCTCCTCGCGGATTGCCTTGGTGTTGAACACCAGACGATGAGCAGCCATAACAGGTTCGATATTACTAATCATTCGAGCCTCCTTCATACCGGAGACCCTATATTCCTCAACGCCCACCTGGCCACAGATCCTGCCCACCACAGGGCGGAGCAGCGCAGCCACGGTACCATCACCGAAGTTGCTTTCAACGTGGATCTGGTTTGCGTTGTACTGTAGAGCGTACTTGGCGATCTTCTCGAGTGTCGGCTCATCATAGCCACCCTCGAGTCCCACCAGCTCATGGACAACAATATATCCATTAACCAGTGAAGCCACGCACAGGCCCGTTTCATCCTTACCGCGGCCAGACGGGTCAACGAAGACGCACGTCTGGGTGTAGGGGATGTACTCGCCGGACACGTACATTGGCTTGTAGATCATATCACCGGACATCCCGAAGCTAGGCACCTTTCTGTGCGCCTCGCCGTTGGCCCAGACGATCTTGGCCGGGAACATCTCGGGGTCTACATCGAGCACGATCAGGTCAGCAAGCCGCAGTGGATACTTGTCCACATCAGCCAGCGAGCAGTCGAGCCTGTAGTGTAGGTCAAACTTGGCGGGGCCGATCTTGGCCCGTCGCTCATCGAGCAGCTCACTGCTGAACCGCTCGGGCTGGGTCGAGTCCCCGGGCTCCAGCGGCAGATCCTTGATCCACTGAGCCACGTTCTCGCTCTGCGACTTGATCGTAGGATCAGGCATGCAGGCAGGGAACTTGACCTGTGGGTAGCCAGCGGCAAGCTGGTTGTAGATAGAATCGCGCGTCTGAGGCGTTCCGAGCATGATAACTCGTCCACCGGGGTTACGGATCTGCTCGAGCTCATGGAGCCGTCCCAGCAGCTTCTCGCGCTGCTCAGCGGTGTCTGAGTTGCCTTCGATCTCGATATCATCGGTGATGACGATATCAGCATGGCTACCGGTAATCTGACTGGTAATACCACGGGCAAACACCGAGCTGTCCTGGCCCACCTTGGACCGGGCGCCACTGTTAAACGCGAAGGCGTTGTCAGTCATGTGGTCACCCGGTGCTAGGTGCTGGCAGTAGGGTACGAGGTCACAGATCCGCCGGGTCATGGAGATAAACTCCACAGCCTTCTGAGCCGTAGCCGACAGGACCATGATCGTGCAGTTGGGGTCTCGGAGCAAGAACCACGATACGAGGATCGAGGTCAGCACCGACTTGCCGGCACCACGGCCGGCCTGGAGCTGCATGTCCTCGCCATGGTGCTGCAGCGATTCCATCATCGCGTACTGCAGGGGCGTGGGCTCAACTCCAAATAGATATTTAATACACGCATACAGATGGTTACGAGCATCCTCGACCATCTCCATGGGGACGTCATCTGGGATGTCGTCATGTGAAATTGGATTCATGTTGTACTCCTTAATTTAAAGGACGAACGAGGCGTTAGCCTCATCCGCCCGTGTTGAGTTTGAACGGGGCCGAGTCACGGAGGATATTCTTAATCTCCTCGGACTTGACGGTAGGCATGTCATCCATGTTCCCTCGGTAATCCGAGAGAAGACCACGAGCAACCTGCGCCCAGCCCGCGGTGGGCTCGCGCTCGAGCTCGTTGATGACAGCCGAGAACAGAACCTGTTCCAGCTGTTCAACCTTGTTATCTTTCATCACTTCTTCTTTCTGGCGGGAGCACGCTTAGGCTTGCCACCCGCTCCGTTGCGAGCCCTGTTCTTGGACGGGCTCTCGAGAAATGTCGAACCGTCAGCGCGATGGGAGACATCCTTGCCACCCTTGCCCATAATGCCACGCTTGCGGCGGTTACGGGCAGACTCGCGTCGCTTCTTCTTCTCTTCCGGTCGTCTGTTGATCTTGGCCTGAGCCTTCAGCCGGCGCTTGCGCGCCGCGGGGTTCGAGGCAAAATACTTAGCAGTTCTAGACTTTGCAGCCATTCAGCACCTCCATCGTTTGCGGGCAGCCTTGCCACGTTCACCAGTCCAGCCCTTCGAGCGGGCGCAGAACGACTTACGTCGACCCGCAGCCTTGCTACCGGGCTTGACCTTACCGGTGACGGCGGTCTTGAGCTTACTCCCGGGGTTAGCCTTACGGTACTTGGCGACACCCTTCTTGGTGAGGCCAGCGCCCTTCTTGACCGAGCGCTTCTCGCCACGGCCAACGGACATCTTAACGTTCTTGCTCTTTCTTTTTGCTGCCATTACTTACCCTTTCGGTAAGACTTCTTCAGCTTCATAGTCTTAGACTTCATCGACTTCTTGGCGGGAGCCTTCTTAGCCTTAGTACTTCGTCCACATGATTTAGCCATTGCGTTCCTTTCGCTTTTCTTCCTTTGCTTTCCGAGCTTCTGCTGGCCTCACTCGAGGCAGCCGCTTCGGGTTAGGAGTTTTCTTCTTTTGACTTCTCAAGTAGGGTAATCCTTGTTTCATGGTGTTGAAGATGGTTGCGCATATCGTGGATACTACGTCGGTTGGTATCCGTTTCCTTAATCACATTATCCAGCTTATTTTCAATAGCCGGGATCTTCCATACCCTCATGAGCACAAAGCCAACCATCCCTGTAATAAGATACAGGAAATATTCAATCATTACTTCCTCCTGCATCGTCTACCTCCCTCTGGCAATCGAAGAACCGCCAAGATAGAAGCCAACAGCGGCGAGCAAAGCAGCCCGCAGCTCAGGCAGTACAACGATACCAGTAAGACTCTCCCAGCCTCCAGTGAAGATTCCGAGGAAGTCCCAAGGGGCTCGCTCGGACTCGACGTAGGTGGGCATTCCAATGAGTCCACCGATGAAGGGGGCGATAGCCACGACCCAGAGTACCGTGAAGACGAGCACCCGACGACCGACATGAGAACCACGCACAGCAGCGCGATCAGCGGAATCGTCAGCCACAGCTTGCTTCTGTAGCAACATCTCTGTAGTCTTCTGCTGGTTCTCAATGGACGTAGCCATAAAACGAAAGATGAAGCCAGCAAGGCCACCACCTAACATACTAATAAGTTCCATACTCATCGCATAATCCAATCTTTATTAAAGGGCTTGAACCACCATTCTGTGGTGTCTCGCATCTGCCAGCCGTCATTGGTCACACCAATCCAGCCATCGGTTCCGTGTGCCTCCTGCACCAGGTTAAGCCAAGCGTTGAAGGCTTCCCCGTAGAACCCTGCGTTGTCGAGCACCATAACAAGGTGGCGTTGAAATTCAGACGTATCACATCCGATATTAGTGGGCGGCGTAGGATCCCAGCTGCAATAGGCAGCATGGAACCAGACCGCACCGTTGTTTGCAATGAGTTGGTGATCGCCTGCAGCCCACATAATAGCCGCTGCAGACCAAGCACCCACTCTATCTCCCGCGATAGTTACCAATCGAGGATGGGCTTCCATCTTCCAATAGAGACCCAAACCAGCATAGGCGTCACCGCCGCCGCTGTCAATGGTCAGGAGGATTACACGATTACCAGCCCGCGAGACAAGAAAGTCCCAGAGGTAGAGATCGATGCGCTCCACAGTACCAGTGTAATGAACGGAGATGGATACACCATCCTCGTCCTTCACCTCGAACCGTCCTGCACTTGCTGAGGAACACAGCGATGCGACAAGCACCAGTGCTCCCATAATAAAGTTTCTCATGGTAATATCCTTTTCATTTATGTAAACTACTTGTTGTGTTGTCATAATAAGGGGACACAGGCCACAGCTGACCTGTGCCCCCACTATGAGAAGTTCCGACGCTGCTGCCCTGGTATAATTGAAGGTTATACGTTAGGCTGCGGCACTGAATTAGGCGTAACATTTGGCGTTCGCACCACCATCCACGATTTGTGGGATACATTCTAATTACAGCTGCATCTGCAGCAGACGGTCCTAAGGTTCAAATTAATCGGGATCCTTTGGTAGGTATCCCATTTGAGGTGAAGTATTACTTCTATGAATATCCTTACGATAGCTGCCGAGGCCAGGAGTATATCCTGAACCCGATTGCTCATAAGACCACGTGCCTGGGAAAGAGCCCTCGACCCCGACTGGAGTATATACCAGCGAGATTCGGTCAGCATCAGTAGCAGGACTAGAGAGTCGTACTACATCCTGTTCATCGAAAGACGGAACAGAAGAGCCAGAGCCCTGGTCGGCATCGAGACAACTAATCATACGAACGCCGGGAGGCAGCTTGTCAGTCTTGTAAACCATATCAAAGTTAAGCGGGTAGGTGGGGTCTGGGTTATCCCAGGCAGCACCCGCCGCCTCGCTACGAATAGCCTCAAAGACGCAATTACGTATGATAAAGTTCTTTGCAATAAATGCCTGGTTGGGAAGAACAACTTCATTGTCGCCAGGCTTTCCGCTAGGATCAGAACTGTCCCAATGATCTCCTACATCTGCTCCCGGCTTAACCGAGCGCCAGGGAATGTACTCGTGGTATCTTCCATTAAGCTGATATTCAGAAGTTTGCATCCAAGGTTCCGGTCGCAGCCATTCGACAGCCTCATGAACACTGCTCAAAGGCTTAGGATGATCGAAGTCAGGACGGAAGACCGTAGACTGATCTAGGATCGTAAGATTCTCAAAGAGAATATGCCTAGCCCATGACGCATGTTGGGAAACCACAATAATTGTACCCTCGAGGTTCTCAAAGATGCAGTTAACAAATGCTTGGTTACTATGAGCCGAGTCCGTCTTACCGATGAGGATGTTCTGCACATCTCTATCTTCAGTAGCCTGGAAGCCGAAGTGAATAATATTATTACTCGGACGACCCTGGATCTGGAAGTGGTCACAATGCCACAGGTTTCGATTATAAGGACTAGCAGCACTCCAGGTCTGATCGTCTTCAATCGACGCGCCAGTACCCAGAGTAAGCTGCGGGTTCCCTAGCTCGTAGGCTCCCGCTCCTCCGGGAAGAGATGGATCCCTAGTCGCGGGGTCATCATTAACCAGCTGATTCTGACGGCATGTACAGTCTACGCTAAAGGTAGTCCGCGCCATAGAATCATGAGTAATCGCTTCCTGATGGGTGTTTCGGACCATGTCCAAACCACAGGCACCGTAACGCACACCGAAGAATGTGGAGTTCTCAACAAAGTTTCCTCCACCATCAAAGGAGTCATTAGCGCGGATAGGATAGCTCTGGGACGTACGCAGCCAATCGCCACGTACCCAGTTCCACTTACTATCTTCGAATTTACAGTCAGAGAACATCCAGATGGTTGCATCCTTTTCTGGGTGCACTCCTGGGTCGGTGTCTTCTGCTACCTCCCCGTACAGCTGACCGATATGCTCAATCATAAAGTGAATACCGGTGCAGTGGATTCTTCTATGCTGAGGTCGCCAATCAAAGCGCTCAGGGTCTCCTCCAATAGGAGTACCATCCTGAGGCTTCAGCTGTACGCCGACGCCGTCAGTCTGCTCGCTCCAGCTGAGACCAGGACCTGCTTCAATCTCTAGCGGATGAAGTGGGTTATCTCGCTTAAACGTGATCGGAGCCTCGTACACTCCAAGGTCGTTTATGATAATCTTCAAACCGGCGCTGCCGATAAGATCTAGATCAGTTGTATCTACGGCCTTTTGAGGATTGCGGTAAGGAGAGCCGATAGTACCATCGCCCGTGGTATCGTCCCCGTTAACGGAAACATACTTGATAATTTTATCAGGCTTCGCAGGGAGCATCAGCAATGACTGCAGCCCTGAGCGGTTCGTTCTGTATCTGTAGGGCTCCGTATCCTCGTTGCCGGTCCACATAGGGGACTGAAGGACAAGAGGGATCCCCGAGCCTACGGGATAAACCCGAGCTCGGAGCTCTACGTAACCCTTAGCATCTACATTGTTGGCGTCAGTAAGGGTAAGCTTACCCCAATACTCTCGGTTACCGGTGCGAGGGTTGTTAACCAACCCCCGCGCCGTAACCCAAGTACCACCATTACAGGAGAACTCGACGCGATCAATACCGTTCATATGAAAAGCAATGACCCCGATCTCGTACTCCGTATTCAGCTCCCACGTCTTATAGGGCATCTCTGCCCAGCGCGCAATCGCTGTTTCATCGTAGCCAGCGGCTGTGCCGTAGCCAGCGATCTCAGGAGTAACCGCGGTAAAGCCAGTTCCCACAGGGATCACCGGATGAACCGGATCAATGTCCCAATCACCGACACCAATTTCAATACCGTCAGCAATGACTGACCACATTGATGTGTCGTTAATTGTGAATCTATTTTTATTAGTCATATAGCTCTCCTACTTAGCTGTAGTTAGACCAGCCGCTGATGTCACCTGGGTCTTGCGAAAGACCCACGACAACCAGGGTATCACCAGCGGTCGGAACCGTGCCGCCCAGAGTATACTGCTGAATCTGACCGGAGTCGGTCTGCCACGCATGCGTAGTCCACACACCAGTAGTAGCATTCCAGACAGCGATGTACGGGACATCTGTCTCGTAGGCTGCGGTTACAGTCCCACTAAGATCTCGAACCTGAACCGCACTAGTAACTCGTAGTTGTGAAATATCAAAGAGCTGACCGGTAGGAGTCATAGTCACTCCAGTTACCCAAGTACTGCCGTTGGAGACGATCGAACTCGTCTCGGCAATGGCGTAGGTATCCCAGTCATCGGCCACGCCCGGAGGAGCCATCTTAAAGCTAAACAGAGAGATACCTCGTCCGTTAACCAAACCAGAAGGCGCAAACCAACCGAAGTTGTTCCCGTGATCGGTCACAAGACTGCCGTCAAAACTTTGGTCACAGAACTGAGTTCCTGTATCATCATCGCCAACCCAGCCTTCCAGCGTGTAGTCCACCCCGTCGTAAGTAAGACGAAGGAACATGTGAGCTTCGGGATTCGCGGCAAGATCGCCGGGGAACATATCGAAAGTCTGATTGCTTTCTGAATTATTAGTATACATCGTAATAGCGGATGTATTAGTACCGGCCTTAGGGGCAATACCAATCACCGTATAATCACCGTCGGCTCGATCTCCACCATTGATAATAAAACCAAAGACTGCGCCAAGAGACGACTGCGCACCACGGGCAGCCTTACCTTCCATTACCCAGCCACCAGACGGGGGCGTGCCCAAGTCCGTGACAAAGGAGTCTTGCCATGTGGCATCGCCGATAACACTCTTAGAGATGTGTGTATCTAAATACCAACCATTACTGCTTGAGGAAGACTGCAGAGCCCACGTAGGTCCGCTAGTGTCCTGTACGCCGTAGTTCTCAAAGACACGCCCACCGGATACCCCAAAATCGGTAGTAGTACTATTGTCAATAACCCCTGAGGCAGTCGCCATCGAAGTAAAATCGATATCAAAGTACGGAACCTCAGGAGCTGGTTCAGGCCGCGAGGCAATAGCACCGGTCGAGAGATCAATTACATACTGATGGAACTCAGCAGCGGTTACTACCGTGCCTTCCCCGTCGGTCATAGACCCTACGGGATCTCCACCGGCTCCAACAATCAGACCAGCCTTGTGCATATCATACAGCACCTGCTTAAGAGTAAGCCAGTTAATATCCATAAAGGGCTGAACCTCTGTCTGATTGCCCCAACGTACGGTACAATGTACCTCGGTATCCGAACCAAACTGATCAGCACTTCCCGTTACAGCGGGGTTACCAATAGTAGCAGACGTAGCATTATCGCTAGCATCAGCATTAAACACCGTGAGATTCTTTTGGATGTTGAGAGCATTACCATTAGAGTCAAGTCCACTGTAGCCAATCACCGTACCGAACAAACCAAGACAGGCGCTAGTGGTATAGATACCCGCGTTGTCTCCTTTGTACATTTCAGTGGTAGCATTAAAACCGGCCATAGGGATAGACTCAACCATGGGGCTAAACCCTAGTCCCGTGAAAACATTCGTCAAACGAGCGCTGCCCGGACGGGCGGCAATAGCGTTCTGACCCGTACCTTCACGTACCATACCCTCGGAATTAAACCAAAGCCTTGCTCCGGTATCGAGGCCAATTTCATTAAAGCCCATGGAATACAGCCCAGCCGCCTCAACATCCCACCAGCCCTCAAACTTTTCGTTAGAGCTCGAGATGCCGGGGTTATTAGCATCAACGTAATCAAAACCAGGCTGGGGGTTATAAGAAGGATTATTTCCACCTGCGTCCGGATCCCAGCCGTCGATATCACTAGGCGAAGACGTTCCGAGAAACGTGCGATCGTAGGTTGCCATATCGTTATTAGTATAATTAGGTCGATACCCGGAGTAAGATTGAATCTTGGGTGGTCCCGGTGCTGGGCCAACTCTAGCAGCAATGCGATCTTTAATCGCCGTGATTGCTGTAGTCCAAGCAGCTTCGGAGTCACCAATAGTACCATCTATGCCGTTAGGCGTGAAGGGGCTAGTAGTAGTTCCAGTACTAAAGTTACCAACCCAGGGCGCTGTGGACTGCGACAGACTACTATAGGGATTAGCTGGATATTCAGGGGCATAACCCCCGCTTCCGTTGTTCTGGTTGATGTAGCCAGCTGGGTTCCAGATTCCAACCCTGTCAAACCCAGCATCAATCGCCGGGTAGATCTTATTTTCTGTCCAAAGCAATCGCCCATTGGTTTGTGAATCAGTCATATCATTACCCGCTGCAGGGGTTTTACGATATTGCGTTTGGGGAACACCCCACGCTTCACCGTCTGAAACTCCGCCAGGGGCATTATTTGTAGCCGGGCCGTCAGTGCTTGTGGAAGTAGCAAATCCAGAAACAAGCATTGGTCGTCGATCGGCCTGGAAAGTGATGCCAACGAACTCCACGTTAGTTCCCGACCAGGACGTAATGTCCGCGGGAGTGGTAAAGCCCGCATCGGAGTAAGCCTCGATGTCGTAGAGCTTACCCTGCTCCATCGAATCGTAATCAGTGATAGGATTCTCGGAGTCTCCGGTCTCGAAGACCTTGAGGTAAAGAGCACCGCCGGAAGCCGTGGTGAACGTAGCCATAAAAGCTGGGTCTTGACCCGCAGTTGCGGCGGTCAAGGTGAACGTCACGTTCTCGCCCGCAGGCGTAGTAAATGTAAGTGAATTAGCCATTCGGCTCTCCTTGTAAAAGTTAAGTAAAGTCCCTGCTGCCCCGCTAAGAGCAGCAAGGGAAGTGTTGGTTATCAGCTAGGGGGAGTATTGTCTCCACCCCAGGCAGTGCTGTACGAAGTTGCTCTTGGCAGCGTCTGAGGAATGTGCGTATCAGTCCAATCGACCGTGATGTTTTCCAGCTCGGCCTGAGTAGGAATACTTGACCAACGTACACCAATAGAACCTCCATCGGCTGCTGCCGTCGTGGCAACGCCCTGAGTGGTAAGAGTCAACCGATCAAATACATCCGAAGTTGTATTAAAGAACGGAAGGTCGGTAGAACCCCAAGAGGTAGTGCCGATTGCACTCCCGTTGATAGGAAGGAACAAGTTTGCAAATCGCTTAGAAGGTCCACCGAGACCGTTGTCGCTCTCAAAAGCAGTCATCATTCGACCAGCTACGTTTGACTCCAAGGTAAGCGAGGAGTTTATAAGGTTGCTCATAATCGCACTAAATGATGTTGAGATACTGCCCGTAAGAATAGTATCATCAGCAAACAGAGTGTTATGTCGGAACTCCACTAGCTGAGAGGCGTTAAGCACCGTGTCCACACCGCCGTTAAATGCAAGAACTGTCTGACCGTTTAGAACCTCATTGTTAGGCTGTACGGTTGCGTTAGTTACGATAAGGTTATTATTAAACTTCATCGAACCTGTAGTCGTATGAGGATCACTATTGTAAGGCTGAAAGGACATAGCCCGTGCGCAGTTGAAGAAGATGCAGTTCTCGACCGTGGCGTTAATCCAGGAATCTTGGTACAGAGAGATACCCTGACCGTGACCTGTGGTTGGAAGACTGAAGTAACATCCGCTAATAAGTGAGGGCTCGATAACGGTCGTCCCGACCTGGTCACCCATATTACTAATAGCCGATTTATTCTCCATGCCTCTAAACGTACTGTTTACAATACGACATCCGGGTCCTGTGATAATAGCCGAGGATTCCAGCCGATAAAAGGTACATCGCTCTACGTCGTTAGCCGTTCCATAGCACGCATACTTACCAAAGCTAAAGCTGCAGTTCTTAAGGGTACTCTTACGAGTGCCGTCAGTACGAGCCGACAGCAGACTGGCGTTGTAGGTTCCCTGAGAGCCTCCGATGAAGGTAGTCCCGTAAAACTGAATGTCCGCCAGACCGCCACTAGAGACCTCAAAGATATGAGGCCGAAGCGGCATTGCGGCAGACTGCGGTACCCCATTAACGGGGTTGTAGTAAATCTTCCCGTTATTGATATCGATAGAGTACTCACCGGGCGCTAGATCCTGACCACCATACATGCAGAAGGACAGGTAGCCATTATAAGTAATACCAAAGTCCTCCGCAAAGGTCATAACACCGGTGTTTGAATCCCAGGCTGTAGGTATCCTGAACGCAGTCACGTTAGGTCCAGCGTGGATGTTAATACCAACGGAAGAAATACCTACCGCATTTACGCGGGCAGTGATCTCATTTCTAAGGGTCGGGTCTGTCACAGTAAATCCGGTGATTAGCTCGCCCTGCGCGTCGTCTCCGCCATCCGTTTGGGCAGTACCGTTGTTGATCCCGTTAGACGTCGAGTTGACCTTAAGCCAGTTGCTGTTCACGGAAAATCGATTATTTCCATAACCAGAAGGGACTGCCGGGTAAACCTTCAATGCTGGAGCATCGTCTTGGTCGGCATCTACTAGATAGTTTCTCATGTCGTCGAGCCAACTCAGGTTAATATCCGAGCTATATACCCCGCCGCCTAGATCTGTCCAAGAGGACAAAGCCTTTGCTGCGGTGAGGTATCCTCCAACCACGATCAGATCCTTATTATTGTTAGTTGGAAATGGATCGGTATTGTCTTCAGGCTCGAAGCCTTGTCCACGAAGATCCAGGGATCCCCCGTCGGGCGTAGCGTCTAGAAGTGTCTGCAAGCTAGACCACGTTCCCATAGTTGCGGGTCGCGCTTCGCCGACACCGTTCGGTCCAGTCCCTTGGTCAGGGATACCACCTTGGATCTGCACGCTATCGTTCTCAGTCGCAGCCTCAATAGACCAGACGAGATCGGAGGTAGTAAATCGATTTCTATAAGCCATGTGGCTCTCCTTGTAAAGTTAAGTAAAGTCCCCGCCTCTCCGGTAAGAGAAGCGAGGGAAGGGTTAAGATGATTTAATAAGACCGAAGGGAATAGCCTCTGTAACACCGTCTGCCGTAAGAAAGCAAGTCAAGGACTTACCCACGTCCTCAGCCTGAACAGTATAGCTAGAGGCTGTACTTACCACCGTACTTCCAAGCATCCACTTGTAAGATCTCGGGGCAGCATCGTTTTCTAGTAGTTCTCCTTCATACTCAAGAGCAACTACGTCAGTAGGAACCTTTCGAGTTGCGTTATTTGATGCAGGGGGAATACGAAAGCGATTAAAGGGAAGCAATGTGGTAATGGTTTCATTGCCAGTGCTTCCCGTTTCAATTGCATCAATAGGATGAGGCAACGAGTTGGCAGTTCGAGGGTTACCCTTAATATCATAAGGAAGAACCGAACCGAGATCCAGAGTAACTGGGTCGCTTACAAGTGATGTATGCAGCAGTCCTCCGTCTTCGATAGCCCCATACTTAGAAACGCCCCATTCCTTATTACCTGAATTAGAAACGTAGTTAGCCACCATAGTATTACTAGCGGCGGGGACTACGTTAGGGTTACCGAGCCAGGTCGTACTAAAAGTACCAACTGTACCCAGAGCCGAGTCCTTGAACTGAACGTCAAAAGCGCCAGGAGGGCTGGAGCTGTTTGAAGTACCATCAGTCTGCGAAATCGAGGAGCCTTCAATATGGAGATGGATATCCTCCGCATCTGCTTCTCGCGTTCCTGTACTCATGTTCACCCAGTTATCCATGTTTGTTCCCTTGATACCAAGCCGCATAGGAGCTGGCTTCTCAATCTTGAAGAGAGTATCAGCCCTGACATCCTTAGGATCCAAGAACAAAGCATTAGAGAAGACGCAGTCCGAAACTGCGCCGCTCGCTTGGAACAGGAACTGCTGTTCCATGACTGAAGTGTAGTCGTGAAATAGCGTATTGTTCATTGTGGCGGGTGAGTTGGATGTTTGTACCCCATCCTGGTGAGCCCAGAATATTGGGCAGACTCGATCGCCTGCTTGCATATCCATGGTAAGGATGTTGTCAATAAACGCTTGAGCGAGAAGACCGTTGGCAGGGGTGTCCGTCACTGGGTTTAAACCACCCGAGCTATAGTACGCCGCGACAGTATCTGTGTTAATATCAAGACCTTCGGCGGCAAACAATGGAGCACCGTCTGGGTTGTCATACCGAGCAGGGCTGTACATTCGCATGTATGGTAGGGCCGGATCGAGCGGGTCGACGCCTTCTCCAATAGGAAAGGACGGCCTGCTGTTAGACCAAGACATTAGGGCCTTTCCGTTGCCATCAATAACTCGGTTACCAACAGTAGCGGGGTATGGGTTTCTTCCCCAGTCAGCATCGTCAACATACGTAAGACAGGCCGAAGATGAGACATACGACTTGGCAGCAAACGTCCTGCCAGCTGGGGTCAGAGGCTGACCGCTCTTCCACACAAAGAAATCAAAGTCGTAAAAGCGAGTACCGGCGGTGCAGTCGCCGTAAGTGCCGTCAATGTCTGAGCTCTGCTTATATCTAGCAGGCCATGTCGTAGGGGGCGTAACAAGATATGCGCGCCACTCTAGGATGTTCTTACCAGCATTAATTACATCAGTATCAGTAGCGTAAAACGTACCGTCCTCAGCTACCCACGTAATCCGACTGATTTCGCAAGTACCGCGCGCGATGCTATCGTTACCAACGGAGTCAGCATAGTCGTAATAGTACTTACCATTTACATCAATTCCTCCAGTACTGAGACCAAAGCCGTTCGATACATAGCGTTCGGTATCGAGGTCAGTCCCTGAGGCATTAGGCCCATAGGAGGTAATGTGTCGGAAGTTGTTTACGCCAGCCTCAGCTGCGGTCGTTAGGAAGTAAAGCGTATCCCACCAAATAGCACCATCGCAATTAAAGATGGAGCTTGGGCCGCCGCAGACGATTGTATTGATGAAGGTATTATAGAGTCCTACATTAAGACGAGCGTTAGCATCCGAGCCTCTAAACAACGTCTGCTCGTATGGGTTCTTAGTGGAGGCTCCTGGGTCATCCGCCTGGTCTGACCTAATAGCCGGGTTCTGGCGTCCAGTAGGCGACTTGCCATAACTCATGCTCGAATCTTTAATAGTACATTCATTAAAGACCAGAGGAATAAAACCCTCAGATCCAAGAGTAAAGGCCAAATTGTTATACATATCAAGCGTGATATTTTCAAACAGAATAGGATCCCCGTTACGCAGAGAACAAGTAGTCCACGTAGGATCAAAACTGTCTGCATCCTCCTCGGTAGTACCTGGGAAGTCACTCGATAAGATAATAGTCACATCATTCTTGTCCCCCGTCGACGACCTAATTCTCCGGTAACCCGCAGTAAGAGGATCCGTTGAGTCTAGAGCAGGGAAGGTAGAAACACTTTGAATCGTATATAGCCCAGGGGTAAGAACAAAATCAATCGCCTTATACTGGGTACTGTTATCTTGGTTGTACCTACAGATGTTCGAGTGAAGGTTAGGTGAGTACAAGGTACCATCAGGCTCCACATAGTCAATTCTTGTGTTCTTAGTTAGGTCAAGGTCTGCAGCGTTAAGATTAACCGTGTGAATCTTCGTAGCATCTTCCATGACTCGAATCGTCCGTGAGACAACACGAGCAGGAATAACCGATGGGGATCGTGGGATAGCCTCGGCGTACAGAGTACGATCTTCGTAGTCCGTAGGGGCTGTATTAGAGTTGTCAATGCGAACCCAGTATCCCTGTACCTTTGTTCCATCGGGCATAATGCGCTGAGTAATCTCAGTGACAGTTTGTGCCGAAGAACCACCGTAGTAGAAGTTTACCTGTTCAATGCCAGTAGAGTCGTAAGTATCCGCAGAAGCGCAGGCATACAGTGCATCGTCGTCTGCCACGTAGAATGTTTCAGCAAGGAACAGATGTACAATCGTAGCTTGCTCATCTTCAGTAAGCGTAGGGGAAGACTTAGTATAGTTAGCATCCCCATTCCAGACTACAGCGCTTACAGGCGCTGAGACACCAATAGTCTCTCCATTGGCACTTACCTGCCAAAACGTATCTGTAATAGTAAATCTATTTTTATTAGCCATGTGGCTCTCCTTGTAAAGTTAAGTAAAAGCTCCGCCTCCCCGGTAGGGGAGACGAAGATTAGAGGTTAATTACGGGAATAGTACTGTGGGCTCAGTCCATCCATCGGTACCACCGTTGCCGGTAGCTCCGGTGTAGTCAGACAAATATACAACACCAATACTGTAGACGTCGGAGTTGTTCCAGAGACCGCCGTTAGTTCCGTCAGAGCCGCCCGTAGGCCACGCATGCGGGACCCAGTTGCTGTGGCCGTTTGCACCAGGATTCTCGTCGACCTTCGGTCCGAAGACGTACCAGCCTGCGTTATCTGCATGTCCAAACGCACCAGCTGCAGCTTCTTCAGCCGTGATGTAGATGCCCATGTATTCAGGCATCTTGTCTCGGTTAGCTGAGGTCGCGAAATAGCTTCTGGTGTTGTTCGTGTATCCGCTGAAGGTGTTCAATGCTACTTCGGTGTTTGCATCCAGAGGGAAGTTAGCGTCAAAGGTAGGGTTCAACTGACCGCTGCCATATCCGGGAGCCGTACCAGCACCGAGCTGATACGTATCCCAGTCATCAGCCGAAGAAGGAGAAACAAAGTCCTCCCAGACACTAACGTCACCGTCGTACTGCGTAAGAGCAATGACACCCATGTCGTTTACTACATAAGAACCTGACGACGGGAAGGAATATCCATCGACAAGTACATAGCGATTGCCAGAGCTGGTTACACCATTCCACTCAAGGATAGACCATCCAAGCCCGTCAACCCAAGTTGCAAGGTATGCAGGGTATTGACTTGGATCGTTTGGCGGCCAGTTACCACCGTTGACACGAAGTCTCAAGTTTCCACTCGAACTGTCTACCTGAGTAATCTCGAAGTAGGTTGTTGGCGCGGTTGTGGTAACCATAGTCGAAGAAGTGGAAGGCGGAGTACCATAATACTCACCATCTGCGTAAGTAGTGTAATCTACCGGAGGAACATTACTATATAGCAGGTTATTTAGATTGTACGTATTCCAAGAAGGAATCACCGTAGATACTGCATCAATAGCAATTGTCTCGTCATCAAACTCCTGACCGTTGGTAACAAGTCCGCTAGAGAACTGGACCGTAGACTGAGCAACACCAGGCTGAATAGCTCCGGTGTCCTTGTCCATGTCTTCACCAAACCACCAGAACGAATTCTTCCGAGTAAAGCTATAGGTATCGCTATCGTCCTTAGAACTATTCCTTGCAGACGGCGTAGTAACGCTATCAATATGAACATTATGCGTCACAAGATCCAAAGCCGCTGGCGTCGAAGGTGGAACATATCCAGGAGCCAAAGCTGCTGGGTCGTTTAGGTCACTCGACCAAGAGCCTGCGGTAAAGCCGTACTGTCCCAGAATAGTGTTATTAATCACAATATCCTTAAAGACGCAATCAAAGACGCGGCAAGGTCTGTCACCACCAGCAACATCAATGACGTTATTATTAGAAATAAACACACCCTGTGATGCGTTCAGGCCCTGATAATCTTCCGTTCCCAGGTATCGGTAGATAACACCGTTACCTAGTACCGCTATCTGGATCTGCGTGAAGTCCTTATGGACATCGTGGAGAGGGTCACTCTCCGGGATAGCGCCAAAGTCAAAGTCTGAGGCACTATTAGAAATATCATTTGCGTTAGGAACACAAACCACTGAGAGATCAACGCCCTGCGGCTTGCCCGTAGAGGCATCTACGGTATATGACGTCTCGGCATAGAACGAATTCAATACACCATTGTTGTAATCCTGAAGAATTTGCTGATCACTTGCCTTGTTAAAGTAAGCGATGGACCCAATGGGCCACACAAACTCAGCAACATTCTTAACCGTAGCGTTAACACACAGGCCACGGGCATTCATACAATCACGAGTAAGACCATTCTCAACCGTGCAGTTTACGGACTCGTTAATAGAAAGTCCCCAGTCGGCCCATTCTGCTGTGCAGTTAAACATACAAAGAGCTGCACCACCGCCCGCAGAGTTATCAGAGGGAACAAACGTACCCAAAGCACTCTGACCATTTACAGGCGTCGTGTTAGGGTCCATAAAGTGAGCGGCAGCAGCCGCTGCGTTATCGTCAGTAATATAACCAGTTCGACAATTTTCAATCTGGAAATAGCTACTGTAGTTAGGATCCTTCATTTGCCAGAGGTAACTAGGGTCGGTAGTTTCTGTGGTAATCGTAAGATTATCAAAGATCGTACCCGTAATTTTTCCGGTGGCTCCTGAGGTACCAGTCGATTGGATAGTCTGATCCTGAGTAGTACCAATTAGCTTGCCGGGAAGAATTACATCACTGCCGGAATAACCACGCGGCCATACTCCAACTGATCCGTTAGTAGAATCAGCGGGGTACTGAGGAAGACCATCCGGGGCACTACCTCCGAGAAGATACCTAGTACCCGCGAATGAGGTACCCATGAGATAAACCTTCATGTTACGGAAGTATAGCTCCCCACTTGCCCCGACGATGCTGAACATCGTCTCCTTAGGTGTAGATGAACTAAGCCCATCATTGGCATCACTTCCATTGACCGGATCTAAGTAGTATTGCTTAGTCCAGCGGCACAGGTTCACACCTCGGTTATTGAATTCTTCCGCGTGAGCTACCAATTCTGCGGTAGTAGGTGTACCCTCTATTCGGCCGTTGTTTGATTCAAACTCTGGCCCTTGAAGAATACGAGTCTTTCCAAGTGTCGGGTAAACAACGGCTCGAACCTCAAAGCCCCGCGAATCAGTCGTAATATCTGTGGGGTTAAAGGGGCACACGTAGACTTCGTTGCCTTCAGCATCAATAGTAGTTGATGTCACTGAATAGGCGGGACCATCGTTAATATAGAAATCAACGCGCTCAACGCCATTTCGAGTATACGTGTTGTTTTCGGTGTCAATCGCTGAAACACCACCAGCGTAAGCAAAGACGCTTACAGAGCTTTCGTTTTCTACGTCAGTAAACAAAGGACTAATAAAGCGAGCAATCACTCGCTCGTCGTACATACGTTCATTAGGATCGGATCCCTGCTGTTCAGTAATAGTACCACCGTCGCCGGTAAAGGCGAGGGGAGTCCAGTCTGCAGGCGCGGTAGATCCCACCTCAGCAAGGATAGTAGGACCAACCCACGTAACCGTAGCATCAATCAGTACACCCTTATCAGTATAAGCATAAGCATACAGCTGAGTATTCGCCGGGGGATTATTGGTCACCTCAGTACCTGAAGGACCGATGCCCGTAAAGAGCCTAATCTCAGCAACATCTGCGGACGGAGGAGGCTCAACAATAATGACCGGAGGTGCAGCGTCTTGAGTGCTCTGGTAAAGCTGACCATTGAACGCCTGAATAGCAGTGACCTCGCAGGTATAAGTACCCGGATCACCGTTGAAGTTATAGAAGGCATCTGCGTTGTTCTGAACCGTAGCATTATTCTTCATAAACTCATTTTGATAGATCAAGCTACCGCCCTGACCGGTTCCGGTGGACTGGAAGCTAGCGTCAAACGTAGGAGTAACCTGAATGGTCTGTCCCACAGTGGATTCAAACAATCCCGGATCGCTAGTCCACGTCCAGATCTGTCCAATAACGCCGGTAGCTTCGGAGCTAGTGATCCCGGTGGAAGTGCTATCGAGATAGAAGAGCTCGACTTCACAGCGAAGCCGAAGACCTGCGTAGCTTTCGGGAGGGGTATACGAGCTAGAAGAACCAGTCTGCCGCTCAGTCCAGTTAAGACCGCCATCAGAGCTAGTCGACCACGTATACACCGTATTGACGGGGATACGAGAATCAAGACCATCAACGGTGAAGTCAGCTTCGTACGCAACACCAACCAAGGGTGTCTGCTTAGGGAAGCTGAGGTTTTCGTTGGTCAGTGCCGGGATAACCTCGGCGGGCAAGCTGATCGCATTCGGCAAAGGCTTATCAGTACGAACCTCAAAGCTGTAGCTAGTATCGTACCGCGCCGGGACCACAATGGTCTGCAGCGGATCGGCAAGCAGAAGCTGTTCCGTAACATTCCCAACAACAAGTAGGTCTTGCTGCATCGAGTTCGTGGTACCAGCCCACAGATCCTTGTTAAAGTTACGAAGTGTACCGATGAACTCACCGTTCTGGATCTTCTGAGACATGAGGTTATCCCCATCCTCGTCGATCTGCCCGAGGCCATCCTGCACCAGTTCGCTGATCATAAACTCGAGGCCGTCCTGCGTAGCACCCGCGTGGATAAAGCATCCAACGAGAGCACCAAGAGCGGTGGCCTGCGAGGGGAAACGACCGACAAGATTATACTGATTGATAATCAAGGTCCAGTCGTCTCCGGCATCGTTCGCGATAACAGAGAACGAGTTCACAGCGCGGAGGTCACCTCGATGAGAAGCGATACCCGCAGTGGAAAGCTCCACCGGATATTCCGATGTTGCGTTTACAATAAGGTTGTCGGTACCGTCAAGAAGGTAGTTACCTGCACCATCCTTGAGGTATTGAAATACTAAGAGTCTGTCCATTATGGATCTCCTTGTAGAATTAATAAAGTAAAAGACCCTCACCCCATCTCTGGGATGAGGGCCGGTCGTCAGCTCGTGCTGAGAAGTGTCATCGGGGGAACTTGAGGAGATACTCCTGAAGATCCTGCGTGATGGTCGCGGTGAACGCCTCGTCCCCAGGAGGGATAGAGCCGGTACCGGCCATGAGCAGTAGAGCTTCGAGGCAACCCTCGACGGACCCTGCAGTAGCCATGTTGAGCGCGTTACCGTAGGCAACGAGCGAGGCAGCACGACCAGCAGCGTCCTGGTCCTTAGCGTAGAAGTACGAGATCGCACCTCGCCGCACGTCGGTCAAGATACCCTCGTCACGAAGCATCATAGGCTTCACGATCGAGATAACCTGATCAGGAGTCATAGACGAGTAGTTGTTAAAGAGGTGTGAGAGCACCGCGTCAGCTGCTTCGTCGTCCGTGAGGTTAGCAACGACCGCAAGAGGACCGTAGTCCGTAGCATCGTTGCCCGTAAGATTCGGTCGATGATCCTTAACCATAGTCCATCGAACGTTACCGTTCATGCTATCGGTCGTGTCATGAATGATATAAAGCGCGGGATCGGTGATACCGGCGTCGAGATTCTGAATCATCTTATATGTATGTTCTTCAAACAATGCCATCAGTCGATCCCTTCAATAGCGGCATCGAAGCCGTTGCCTGAGTAGTCCTTGATCACGCCAGTGCTGAGGTCATCAGCCATGGGGTAATAGAGGCGCATCGTAGCGCCGTCAACAGTGTCCAGCCAAGTCCGCAGGTCGACCGCGGAGTTCATGGCCGTGTGCAGAGTAGCAATCGCGTCACCTTCGAGAGGGGACGTAAGAGTCCACTCATTCATCGACGTACCACCACCGTAGTAAGTGTTGGAGAAGTCAGCGTTGTACGAGCGCATACCAATGAAAGCATCCGAGCCATCACTGAGCCAGTTCACGGGATTGTTACCTGTGTTCGTCTTGGAGCCAACATGTTCACCGTTAATGTGGAACGACCAACCAGATTGGGGAACAATATGCCCGTGAGGGAATCGCTCGCCGTCGATCAGAGTACCAGCGCCGGGGCCGTACTCCGGGGAGTTAATGATTGTCTGGTTGTAGACGTTAGCGCCACCGCTGTTGAGAGCATGCCAGTTCGACAGGAACCGGGTCCAGTTACCAGCGGCATTCATTGCAAGCGACCAGCTATTGCCGGGGTACGCGGCGTACTGCCACAGGTAGGCACCGTTGTCATCAGGGGTGAAGATCTTGGTGGTTTCGTCATAGAACCCCTTGAGGTCCGTGCGAAGCCACTTCTGAGTACCACTCGTACCAAACGTACCATGGCGGGGAAGAACGCTAGCGCTCTTACCAGTCCAGGTGTACGTCATGGCATTGACGCTGCCGTTGTAAGCCTTGTCGTACGAATCGTACCAGACGTCTGAGCTGGTGTTCCACGTTGCGTCGTGAGAGAACGTCTGCATATATCCGTAGTAGCCAGTGGAAGCGATGTCGAAGGACATCTCAGCCGTGGTGTACAGGGGATACCGCTTCGAGATCGAGCCATCAAACTGGAACTGCGCCGACACGGAGAAGGCGGAGTTGTCATCCGGGTGGTAAGCCTCAGCATTGATCGCAGCGCCGGGGATCCGGATGCGGTTGTTCACCGAGTCAAAGTCCACGCCAGACGTATGAGGACCGGGCCAGGTGTCGCCAACCGGAGGGTTGGGATCATTGACGGCTGCGCCCGAGGGCTGCGGCCAGACCTGATGCCTCTTGGAGAGAATATAAATATCAATACCATTAGTAGCAAAGCCATCAACCAGCGCTCGAAGGGAGCGACAGATAATGACGCCGTCTACCAGCATTTCCAGGCGGAGGTCACCAGCACCCATGTCCGCGATACGCCACGTCAGGTCGACGTTGGTGAGATCAGCGGGAGTGTAGTTGCTGCCGGGGGTAACCGGGGTCATGCCACTGGCGTACGACGAGGTACCGATGTACGGTCGAACGTAGCAGTTGTGGCCGAAGACCTTGGTCGTGTCGGCAGTTCCTTCGACGTAGTAGTTGTAGCCCGAGCCCACATCAGTGTAGACGTAATCCTCGAAGTCCACGGTGTAGCCACCCTGAGCGTAGAAGAACGCGGCACGGTAGTAGTACGATCCGAAGCTATCGAAGTCCACGCCCTGCAGGGTCACAGCATCACCAGCGCTCTTGAGCGTAGCGAACTTGACCGTAGCATCGGTGGGCTTAAACGAGCCGCCATTAGCCTGGAGGTTGCCGTTAGGCAGTGCGTCCCAGATAGCGGAGTCAGCATTCATCCAGCCGTAGCCAGTCTGAGTGCCGTTGTCGTCACCGTAGGAGTAGACGTAAGGAACGTCAGCGACCGGAGCCGCGTCTTCGCCCTTAGCCTCAACCCAGTCAGACGTATCACCGTCATAGATCCAGATCGAATCAGTATCATCGTTGATCGCCCACTGCCCAGCCGTAGCGGCGGGGAGCGCAGCCTCGTTGGCGAAGTTGCCCTTGAAGCTAGCGCTGAACAGGGGGTCGGCCTCAACCACATCAGGGAACTCAGGCACGCCGACGAGATCCATCGTGTGCTTCTGAGTACCGAACTGATAACCAACCTCTTCGACCGTGAACTCGTTGTGTCCCTCGGCGAAGCCCGAGCTGGTGGACAGAGCCAGCAGCCAGATGTCTTCGTCAGTTCCCTTGGTTCCGTCCGAGAAGGAGGTAGACTCAGGGAGCTGGATACGCTGAGCCTCAGCGATCTCAGGGTGGACTGCCGCAGTGTGCTCGGCATCGCCAGTGTAGACGAGGTATCGACCGTCAGGCTTGTTCTGGAGAAGCTGACCGGAGTCATCATCCCAGTTGATGCGAGACTTGTACCACGAAGCGTCACCGCTGCCGGTGGGCTTGGTGTAAGCCTGCATGTAGAAGTAACCGTTCACCAGGTTAACCACGGCCCACATCGTAGCGAGGTTGCCATAGTTGGTTTCGGTGAATACACCGGTGCCTCCGTAGAAGTACCAGTTGATCTTGTTGTTAGTCGTATTCTTGTAGTACCAGCCGGGGTTCTGCCCGGTGGGGTCAGCTCCGCCAAGCTCCGAGCCAGCAGCGATGCTGACGTTGGTGCTGAGCAGGGTCTGCCGGGAGTTAGCCGCTGCAGCAATGCTGCGAGGGACTCGATCCCAAGAGGTGCCATTGTACTTAACGATATCGTGAACGTCAACGTCAAGACCCTCGATCGTACCAGCCACATCAACGAAGAACCAGTCTCCGTTAGCGGGGCTAGGAAGAACGATGCTCGAGTTAAGATTAGCATCAAGCGTACCGTTGTAGTTACCGCCGGTCATCCCAAAGTCAAGGACATCCTGACGATACTGAGAGACGGCGAACTTGCATGATTGACCAGTCGACTCATCCCATACAAGGAAGTAGTCGCCCGTCGTGAAGTTTGGATTAGTGAGCGTAGGAAGCTCATTCACTGTAATTTTAGACATCTAGTTTTCCTTTCAACCAGCGCCAAGGCCGGGGAGGTCAAGTACAGGGGGATCAGGCATAGTGCCGGGAGCAGGTCCAGGAGTTCCATTCTCAAGAGCCGCGATACGATCGTTAAGGTTCGTGAGGAACGGGGTCAGATCATTAATAAGATAATCGTCAAGCGCCTCAATAGCGGTAAACGAATCATCGCTAAGATCCTTAAGCTCTGCAGCAGCCTTGGTCAGAAGACCTGTCATCGAAAGAGTCTCAAGGGTCTGCGTAGCAGTCGTAGCAGCGGTGCCGCTAGAAGCATCGGTTTCATCCGTGGCTTCTTCAGTAGGACCAGCAGGCAGCTGGTTATCAACGCCCTTCGCAATGTCCAGACCGACAGCCGCGAGATCCTGAGTAGTGGGACCGTAGTGGTACACACCAGGATTATCCTTATACTCCCAAGCACCGAGAGTCGAGAGGCTCTGAACCTTGTCGATAACCGAACCGGAAGGATCCTGTCCAGGGACGTAGTCCTTGATAGTCGCATCAGAGCCTTCGGTCACAGTACCGTCGACCGTAAGGTTACCGCGGAAGTAGGCATTGCCGTCATTGTCGATTTTAGCAATATTCGTTTTCGTCCCGCTAATAAGCTTCGTAGCAGAGAAGACCTCTCCGCCAATGTCGCCTGGGGACATAACATAGGTATATGTATTTGCATCATCTCGCCACATACTGCGGTTCGAGTGATCGTTAATGACATAATGATTTTGATAGCTGTCACCTCGGTTCCAGTTCAGTACACGAGAGTAATTCTCACCGGAACTAGACTGCGTAGCACGGGGATCAATAAGAATCGCCCCGTCTTGACGCCAGGTGGACGTATCAGTGAAGTCGTTACCAGCCTGATAGAACCACTCATAGCCAGAGGCGTTGGTGTTACGGATAACACTGCCATCCTGGTTTCGAGTAACGTATGAACCACCGCCGGTGTCAGTACCGGGGATGTTCAGCTGAACGTTGTTGTAAGTACCATTGGTGGTATTGTCGAACGTAAGGTTCGGCGGGGTTGCGTCTCCGTTGTCGAGCACATACTTGACAGCTGAGATATCACCAGTAGCTGAGATATCGCCAGTCGCTGAGATATCACCACCGCCTTGTTGGGGATGAGACACTGTGGAAATATCACCAGTGAACGTAGTGGTAGGCACACCTCCAGGCTGGTCGTAGTCTTGCTTCTGGGTTACCGACTCTACAGCGCTTACGCGGCTACCAAGATTGGCATTCTCCGCGAACAGCGGTGCAACGACCTCACCCTGGATATCAAACCATTCGGTGTCACCGTTGGCCGCACTTGCCTTGGCAAGCACGAACCCGTCCGCTCCGCCAGTCGGCACAAGGCTTCCGCCTGCGCCAATGACGATATTCGTTCCATCATACTCGAGAATACCGTTGCCAGCTGGGATGCTGACGTTGCCAATGTCCCAGAGGACGTTACCCGAGAGATCGAGAGGTCCGGTGTTTCCGCCACCACTACCACTACTAGAGGAGCCACCGCCAGAGAAGGCAGAGAGTTCCTGAGAGGCGTGCAGCAGCTGGGTCGCGCTCGCGTTCAGCATGCCTGACGTAAGTCGAGCGCCCGGCGCAAACGTGACAACCGCGGAGTTAATATCAGTTGATCGTCGAATAACGATCGGTGTACTCGAGGAGGCGTCAGCCACCTGAGGCCGGTAGTAGATCGTACTTACGCCGGGAATACTAATCGCAGTATCACCAAGAGGCGAGACCGTGACGGTGTTCTGATCAGTGTCAACAGAGTACAGAGTGCCAGGCAGGACAATAATCGCCTCCTGAATCTTAGGAGTCAGGCTGGAAACCTCAACCGACGTGCCGCCACCGCCCTGGGTATTATCAGCATACACGATCGTAGGGTTGAATCGAATCTCAACCTGGCTAGCTTCCGGAAGACTGTCCGAAAGAGGCATGCCACTGTAGCTATAGACGGAGCCATTAGCGTTAGTGACATAGGTGATTTGAATATTCGTTGAATCAAAAGTGGCCATTGTAGGCTCCTTATGTTAGATGTTAAAGCCCCCGATTACCTTTCGATAATCGAAGGCCAGAGGAGGAGAACACTACAACACGGAGGAAGAGGTTTGCTTAAACTTACCTCGTATTGTGATGTTCGTAATGTTCATTGGGGTCCAGTAATCACTGGCAATAAAAACGTTTGTCTTGTCTGAGAACCCGAGGATCTTACTCGTGAGCTCGCCTTGGTACTCGAGATTCGGCACCGAGAGATACGAGTTGACGGACGTGTCAGCCTGACGCGCCGCAAACGAGGTCATGGCAGTCCGCAGAGCGACGTTGCCGGCTCGATCATTATAGTCTTCGATAATCATCTGAGTAGGCCGTCCGCGCCGCTGGGCGATGACGTCATAGTTGCCGGTATCGAAGTGACGAGTAATCATGGACGCGAGATTAAGCACGCCCTCCTGAGGGTTGTTCTCACCATCGCGAACGAACTGCTGACTGAGCTCGGCGTAGGCCGTGTAGTCAGTACCGATCCAGATACGAGAGCCGTCAGCCGGAGCTTCAGTGATGATCGCATTCTTGACCACGATCTCGGTATAGCCTGAGTTCTGCGTAACAGTACCCGGCACCAATGTCGCAGAGATGAATGCTGCGTTATCGAAGTCTGGTGAGGTAACGATAGTAAGCTTGTCCTCGTCGTAGCGGTAGGGCACTCGAATCGTAGTCTCGCCGGCCGCGGCGTCGAAGTGAGCATTGTAGCCAACAGCGAGGGCCGGGTCGACGATATCAGTGCTATCGAGCGGAGTGTCCTTGAAGTACAACGCCACAGACTGGCGGTTGTCAAGTCGAGGAACCTGCTCTTCAGGCTGTCGCATGTTAAGACGTTGAATAGTATATTCATCATCCAGCTTGTTAACCATATACAGATCATTCTCCCACACGTTCATAGACAGAGGGTCACCAGTGACCATGTACTCATAGAATGCGTTCTGAAGAACCTGATCACCCTGATAGCGAGTCGTGTACATCACGAGCCGGCCGGGGATATCAGCGTCTGCGGCGATCATGGTATCCTGAGCGGTAGCAACCGCTACGGCACCGTAGTTTACGGGCAGATAGTTCGGGCAGTGCTGTGACAGCTCAACGGCCGTCGACAGCGAGCCACCGCGACCAAGGTAAAGATACAGCCTCTGTCTATCGTAGAAGAAGATGTTGTTACCAAGAGTACGCGGCTTTACCAGGGGTGCGGTCGAGTAGAACGTCATCGGCTGAAGCTCAGCAGTGAACGGAGTGATCTGGTTCTCAGATCCCATCAGCTCGTACTGAGTATCAGCATTAGTGTTGACGAACATATACTCGTTAAACGGCACCATGGCGGTGATCGGGGTATACTTGTTAGACGAGGCCGCGATGTCGATAGGATCGCTATCGATGATCAGACCGGGATCGTCAAGCCACAGATCAGTGTAGTCACCGGCTCGAGACGAGAACACGACGTCGCTCGCGGAGAACCAGAGGCGATCTCGGAAGAAGGCCACGGTCTTGAGAGCAGCAGTCTTGCCGTCCTTGAACGGTGATGGTCCAGGGTTAGTCTCGACAGTGCCCGAGGTACGGTGCTCCCATTCGAGAGTAGACCATTCCCACAGCGTCTTGCCGTTGTCCACGCCTGCGAACTCGAGCTCAACCGGCATGCGGTTAGGATCAAGTACAGAGTAGGCGTCAGGGGTACGAACCTTCATAGTGTGCGGAGAATCCACAGACTTCATAAGGTAGTAGCCTGGAGGGTTGCCTTGATACCCGGCGTTCACGTAGTAGATCTTACCTTCAGCACTGTTAGTAGTGCTTGATAGCTCGAGACCATACAGCGCGGCCAACATGTCTTCAGCACCATTGTTACCAGTAGTTACGTCGACCTCCGGCGGAGGGAACTTGATGTCAGCAAACGTAGGCACGGACTGGCCGTACTGAGGCTTGCTTGAGTCTGGGTAGATCCAGTCTTTGACATTGATTTCGATCGGAGTACGAGCTGGATCAAGAGCCGGCAGCGGTTCGGTGTAAGACGGTAGAACAAAGTTCGAGTCAGTGGTAGCAACCACAACCCAGTTGCCCTTGTCTCCCAGCTCTGCATTAGGGGCAACTACGGCCGCAACAGCCTGTAGAATGTAATAATCCACATTAGGAATTGGCCCATTCGAGTGCAGACCGTTGTCGCTGGACGTTGGCCCGGTGGTATCTGTATGCTGACCAGGCAGCACGAGCACCTCGGTACCACGAGCGTACGAGGAGTATGAGTCCCAGTAGACCGCGATACCCTGAGGGTCAACCTTGGTAGCCGTGGTGTAGGCAACCTCGAGTCCCTTGGGATCACGAACGTAGTCCTTAGGATCACCAGGATTATTAGTAGTCTTGAACTGACCATCGAGCCCGAGCATACACCATTCGGTGTCTCCGACCTCGGTGTCAGCGCCGTCAAGCTTCTCGTCGGCCGTGAACGTGTGGAGGCGGCTAGTGTAGCCAGCCTGCACCATGGTGTTCAGGAAGACGAGGTTCTGACCCTTGGCTACGAACTCGAGCGGAGTGTCCGGCTCGTACACAAGGTACGCCCAGAGATCCGCATCGATCGAGCTCTGATCTTCTTGAGTATGATTCTCGAAGATGTCAGTGTTCTGATTAAAGAAGTAAACGTAGAACAGTTTATCTACGCCAGACACAGCAGCCCTGTCCACGACGATCAGATAGCGAGCGTCGTCAGACAGCGAGTGCCAGAAGAAGTCGGGCTTAGCCGTGGTAGGCAAGCCGAGCTTCTCGAAGTTGTAGTCGTTGGGGTTTTCACCGTCAAGATTCTGAAGCTTCATAACCTCCACACCGGGTCGCTTTTCCATGGACCGCTCAACGGTCACCATCATATTGGAGAGCTCCTGTGCTTCGGTAGGCAGACGCTTCGACGGGGCCTGACGGCCAACACCGCCAGAAAGAGTGTTGATAGGAATATTAGTGGACAACATCCGTCCCCGCTGGTTGTTAATCATGACGTTGTGCCTCTCCATCGACGGAAGTCGGGCGAGCTCGAGTTGCCGCGGAACACGGCGCGCTGGGTCTGAGCTGAGCTCGAGTCCCAGATGGTCTTGCGCTTGCTGTCCACGTCACGAGCCTTGCCCTTCATGTTATACATAGCCTCATCCTGAGCGAGGTACGCATCTGCACCTTGGTCACCCTGGGTCAGCATTTGATATCGACGAGCAGCAGAGGCTACGATTGCTCGCTGCCCAGGCGTATCGATATCTTCCCACTCAACAGACACGATGAGCGTAGCCTTGATCTCTTCGGTCGAGTAGGCCGAGAAGTCAGACGTCTGATCGGTCACGTTCCAGAGGTAGAAGGATCCATTATTATTCTTAATGGAGACTCGTACCACATTGCCTTCGGCATTGGTGAGGAGCGAGTTAAAGTCGAGGCTGATGATGGTTGCCGGAAGTCGGACAAGCCCATCAGCATCGAGAGTAAGAGTCTTGCTGTATCGGTTGTTTGCCAGCCCGCGGAACTGGTAGTCGTCCGTGAACTGGTTCAAAAGGTATTCAGCGATGGACGTATCAACGCCACTTTGGTTTTCCAAGTCTGAGACGATAGCTTCGCCTGCAGCGAGGAGACACTGGTTGACAGCATCAATTCTAGTCATAGCACCCATGATAGTCTCCTTTCAAATGAGATTAGGGTTAAAAAACCGGTAGCCCCGCTAGGAGCTACCGGCTACGGGGGCGTCATCACCGCTAGATAGCGCGGCGACTGTCATGGAAGACAGCACAAAACCGACGACCCCAGTTAAGGGGCCGCCGGCGTGTAGATCGTTAGATCAGTAGATACACCTGCTCATGTATGATCACCTGCTCTCTGTTTGTAATGAAGTTAAAAACCATCATCCTTACAGAGAGTAGTGTCACGCAGAGACGTACCCGAACTGGCCGGCGCTGGTGTCCAGGAGACCGAGGTAAGTCGAGCGACTAACGACGGCGCCCTTGGCGTCACCAACGAGAACCTTAGCGAGCTCAGGCTTCAGGATACCGGTACCGGAGAACATCGAAGCCACGGTAAACGTGGTGTTACGACGGATGTCGTCTTCGGTGTCAACGACGAGGCCAGTCTTGCGGATCGAAGCAACGGCTTCGGAGCAGAAGATGAGGCCACGGACCTTGGCGGTCAAACCATTGACGGTGTAGCGGTCCTGACCAACGACTTCGCCGTCAGTCACGGGGATGTGGTTGCTCTTGAGGATCGTGACACCCATGTAGGTGAGACGGTCGCTGAGCGAGTTCATGCCCTGGGTGAACTGAGCACCGAGGCCACCGGCGGCGGCAACGCCACCGAACATCGGCTGCATGTTCATCGCCGTATCCGCGCCGTCGGCAACGCCGAGACGACGGATCTGCTGGAAGAGCTTCGGCGGGACAATGCAGTAGCAGCCCTGGACCGGAACGTCGTTCTCCTGGAGCTCGACGCAGAACTCTTCGATGCCTTCGAGAACCGCGAGGGCCTCGTCAGCGGTGTTGCCCGAACCGATCGCGAACGGCGCAGCGTAGCTGAGGCCGATACGGGGATCGTCGATGAGCTTATCAACGCCGGCAGCGCCAGCGAGGAACGCAGCGATCTGCTTGTCTCGCGCGTTGGCGAGGGTCTGACCAGCCTGGCGGGCGAGTTCCTGACGGTACTCCCACTGGGTGATCATGAGGTCGATGTTGTCGAGCTCGAAGTGAGCGGCCATCGGTCGCTTGTCGAGTTCCACGGAGAAGGTGGTGGCCTTCGAGTTGTTGTCACCCATGAGGTACTCACCAGCGTCCCACGCCGGCTTGAGGCTGACGGTACCCGTGATCGGGAATTCCATCAGACGACCGGAGGAGATGGTCTTCGAGGTGACCATCGGCTCGAACATGCGGTACTCGTCGTACGCGTGGAGGACTTCGCCGCTCCAGATGGGCAGCCAAAGCTTACCAGCACCGGCAATGCCGGACTGGTCGCCGTCGGGGGCGACGCCAGGGTTGACGCCAGAGGTGGCGGCAGTGTTATCAATACGGTAAGCCATATCAGTGTTAGTCAGATCGGGGTAAGCCATTGTTAGGCTCCTTTTGTTTATGAATCATTATTAAATCGAACAAGTAAGTGAACACGTTGCTTAGACTGAGCTTGATACTTCCGGAAGAGGTTGCTCCTGCTGAGGGAATCACATCCGTTAGATCAATGAGTCAGGTGAGAGCCAGCTCTAAAGAGGGGATCACCGTTATCACTGAAGCGTACGCCAATCAGTATAGGCAGCCCGCTGGTCCACGGCCATTCGGAACTTCTCGTCCCGAGCGTACCGCGGGTTGGACTTGTCCATGCTGTATTCAGCCATAGACTTATAGCCCGGGAGTCGCACAGGTTGGGCGGTTGCGGGAGTAACCGTATCAACCTTACGTGCGGGTTCAGCGTCAGCGTTAGCCGCATCAAACGCCGAGGTAAGTCCTCGAAGAGTCAGCTCCGACGAGGGGCCAGCGAGTCCCGTCTGGAGAGCTTGAAGTTGCTCGCCAGAGAAATTGTTCGCGGCCCATCGCAGGATCTTCGAGAGCTTGGCTCCGTCTCCAACCACGGCCGCTGCCTTGTTGAATGCCTGCTGGCGCTTGGCCTGCTGTGCTTCAAGAAAGTCATCGACCATGGCTTCAGTGAAGCCAGTCTTTGCGCGAAGCTCGGTGCGGCTCTCGGGTGAGAGCTTACCGGACGTCGCGACTTCTACATTCCACTTTTCGTAGTCCGCTTCAGACACGGGACCGCTGACAGGAGCTTCCGGTGCGGGAGCTGCTTCAGTGGTCTCGGGAATACGAAGCTCATCAAGCATAGGCTCGGCCGGGGTAATGGCCGGGGCTGCTTCAGGAGCCGGTTCAGCGGGAGCAGTATGGTTCGGGTTGTTAGTTGACCCGGACATTTCGTACTGCCTCTTGAGATCAGCGATCTCCTGCTGAGTCTGGGTGTACTTAGCCTGAGCTCCCTTGAGGGAGTCGAACCAAGCACCAGCATCAGCGAAGTTCTCGGGAATCTTAGAACCCTGGTCTGCGACGTGTCGCTCGAACATGGCTCGCTCGTGGGCAGCCTGAACAGCGGCGGGATCCGCCAGCGGGTCAGCCTTAACCTCAGCGAGACCAGCCATAGCTTCGGTCGTCATAGGTGCATCAGCACCAGGAGTGGTAGATTCAACGGGAGCTTCTTCACGGTAATCGGGATTTTCTTCTGACATAGTGTTCTCCTAAAAATCACATAGGCGGAGCGGCCGGGTTGGCCTGTCCACCCATCATTTGCATTGCAGCTTCAGTGATACCAGTCTGTGCAGCCTGGCCGACACCCTGCGCGACTCCCTGGGAGACGGCGCCCTGTGCCTGCATCTGCATCTGCTGTTGCATCTGTTGCTGTTGCGCAGCTTGCTGCTCCTCCTCAGAAGCAACCCAGTTGCGCGGGTCAAAACCAATGGCGGAGATAAGCGATGATGCATACTCCGTCCACTTGAACGACTGAATAGCTTCGGGCGGGAGGTTACGAACCATCTCACCCATCTGCATCAGCTTGGTTAGATCCGAGTCACGGCTAAGAGCCTGCAGACCGGTAACCACGTTCACTGAGAGCTGACCATCCGAGGTAAGCTCGGCGGCCAGGCGTTCATCAATCGCACCTTCCTTAATCATAAGGGTGATAGTACGGCGGATGATCGGCTGGAGCATAGCACGAGCGATCGAGCTGAAGGCACCGCCGAGAACGTTCTCGATCTCCATGCCCATCATTCGAACTTCCGTAGCCGTAACGCGCTCAGCCGAGCGGACGCCTGCCGAACCGAGGAGGAAGGCGTTGCCAACCTCGCGGCGCATCTGTTCAACGGCCGTCTGACAGGCGCTCAGCTGTGGGCTGATCGTCTGGGCAGGCGAGACCGTGAACACATCCTGCTGTCGGGCACCGACGAAAGCTCCGTTGGGAGACTCCGCGATGTCGTCCAGCTCGGTGATACCGGCGGGATCCACGGCCACCCAGAAGGTGGACGCAGCCGTCATACCATCAATCATCGACTTGGTATACGCTTCGAGCGTTTCCATATCGCCGAGGATTTCCTCACAGTGGCTTCGACCGTAGTCTTCACCGGTGACGCCCATCCATCGCATCGCCATGAAAGGCGAGGCGGCGAAGACGCCAGAATCAATCTTATTTCCTTCTGCGTCCTCAGACCAGAAGTCCCAGGTTCCTTCCTTGTCGTTCCACACCACGCGGTTGAAGTACGCCTCGTAGTCAGGCATAGCCGACATAGCGTTCCATGAGCTGGGGAAGAACTGGTTATCAAATGCCTCGTACGCCGGGTTGTTGGGATCCTTGGGCTTCCAGTCGAGATAGATAATCTCAACAACGGAGCCGTCGATGTCCCGTCGGACCACGTACTGGTCGAGGCGGTAGATACGGAAAGAATAATCATCATCCATAACGACAAGCACATCACCAGAAACGATAAGATGCTGGAGCGCCATGAAGATGGACTCACGCATGTTGTTCGCGGTAAGCTTAGCGTACACCTGGTGTGCCAGGCTTTCCATGTAGCCATACGCCTCGCTTGAAGGCTCAGTCCCATCATTCAAGTCAAACTTAAAGAATGGAAGATCGTTGAGCGGGATCAGAGCGGACAGCATACGGCTGGCCATGTTGGTAACGCCTCGGGCTGCAACAGAGCTATAAGGCTTGGGCAGTTCCGAGGTGTTGGTGATGCCGTTGGGCGGCAACAGAGTGGGAAGCGTGAGGGATGCCATGTATCGGGATCGCTCGAGCTTCATGTCACGCACACTGTCAAGGTGATTAAACCGAGCAGCGATCGTAGTATCTTCAGTAGGCTTGGCCAGGTTCTTAGGCATAGATCACCTCAAACCGGCCGGGTGTTAGCACCAGTGGTGCCGCGACCGAGGCCTGTTGCGAGAGCAGCTTCGAGCTTGCCGAAGTCTGCCTCTAGGTCATCTTCTTCATCCACATCCTGCTGGGCATCGAGCTCGACGTCAAGCGCCTTCTGAGCCTTGGCGAGGTCCTGCTGAGTGCGGCGTTCCTGCTGTTCCATAATCAGCTTCATTTCGTCGTCCTTCTGGGCGAGCTTGTCCTGAAGCGCGGCTGCCTCATCGGCAGCGTTGGCCAGCATACGATCGTTGTCAAGCGCTTGGCGCTCGAGCATGGCGGTCATCTCAGCCTGAGACATACCGCCTTGAATGACAGGCGAACCTCCAAAGAAGAGAGGCCCACCCTTGAATGCTCTATAGTGGTGCATTGTAGTACCTCCTATTGGGGTCGAATGTTACTAAATGAAATGCTACCGGCTTCATCTTCAGAAGCACCGTAGCTCGAGAGAGTTGACGCGTACTCCTGCTTCTGCTGTTCCAGCGTCATCTCGTACTTACGCTTTTCCTCAAGCAGCGTCTGCTGCCTATCCTTGTTCATCTGGTTACGACGCTCAACGTCAAGAGCGGTTGACTCCGCGAGACTCTTGCGACGATTGAACTCATCACGAGTACGATTGATATCCTGCAGATCCCCGATTTCAAATCGAGCATGGGTATCAAACGCCATGTCTTCGAGTACCTTGTTGATATCATAATCCTGAGCTCTCATGAGAGCTTGAGTACCGCTGACTGCCGTACCTTCGCCCTGGTAGGTGTTGCCGAAGTAACCCTCGGTACCACCGCTGAGCTCGGCCAGAGTACGATACTCTGCGAACTTCGTAACTTCGTCATAAGATTCAATAAAACGCTTAGCATCGTTATAGCTATCGTTAGTAAAGCCAGTGTCACCGAGCTTAACGTAGCCCTTACCAATACCGCCTTTGTCCTTGTACAGAGCATCGGCCGAGTTGAACGCGGACATGAAGTCTGAATCAGCATCAAAGTCCTCGACGCTAAAGCCCTTATCTGAGGCCATTTTACCATAGAGGTCTGACGTGATCTCATCACGGCGCGTCGTGTACTTGGTGTTAACGAAGTTACGAGCGTCGTCAAGAGTAGCCATGCTGTTGTAAGCGCCGGCTTCGTCGAACTCATCAGTAAAGCTACGCGTGGCACCAGTGACAGGATCCTTAAAAGTAAGATCAGACTGCATTGCCTGCGGTGCCGTTGCACCACCAAGCTCAGCAATAGTCCGCTGTGTAGCCTGCATCTGCCGCTTGGCAGCCTGCGAGTAAGCACCCATGGATGAGGTCTTACTAGGACCACTGGCAAGCCCAGCTCGAGCCTTATCAAGATCGGCCTGCATGCTCATGTAGGCTTCGTCCTGTAGACCAGCCGTCTGCATTATGCTTTCAACCTGAGCTTGGTATGTGGAACCCTGACGAGCCCAGTCTTCATACTTCTCCATATCCTCGGCACCACGCTCGGCCATGAAGCGCTGAGCTCCGTAGCTGGCCACGCGAGCGCCGGTCGACTCGAACAGATTCTGTGAGAACACAGGACCTGTTGCTTCTCCGAACATACCACCAGAAGCCTGCGGTCCAGTAGCGCCGGCCCACTTCTGATGCTGAAACGAGTAGCGGCCGGGGGTGCCCTGCTGAGAGTCACCCATATACTTGAAATCCTTAACCCAACCGAGATCACTGTAGCCGCTCTCATTAAGAGTGTCGCCTACATTGATCCCGGTCGTGGCAAGGAAGTCGTTATACATATTATCAAAATTATAGATGCTGGCACTCATTTGGTGCCCTCCTTCCAGCGGAACTCAAGAGACTCGAGCTTCTGCATAGCCCAAAGCTGTCCCGCATAAAAGGCCTGCTCACGTGCAATGTCCTCAGCGCTCTTCGTCGAGCTGTACTTTGGAACTGTCAGCAGTTTTCTTAGATCCGCGATTCCCTCCTCGAGGGAGGGCATCGAGCTTACTGTTGAGTGCTTCAAGTTGAGCCTCCATTTCCTCGATGAGGGTTAGAATATCACCAATAACGAGGGACATTTCCCCCGCCCCAAGGCTAGCTCCACGGCGGAGCTTAGCCTTGAGGATCATTTTAATATCAGTCATCGTTGTTCTCCGTGATGTCTACGACTTCGCAGGAGTTGCCCGAACAGGCGAACGTCTGCGAGCCCTTAGTGTTATCCTCAGCTTCATATTCAGACAGCCGGTCCCAGTCAATGACAGGGAAGGCGGCCACGCGGCGCGCGTATTCTTCGTGGCTGATCTCCTCGTAGGGAGCTTGCTTGTACACATGCTCGCTCCGGGGAAGGAACGACAAACCCTGGGCAATATCCCAGTGAGTATCGTACAGATCAGCGCCTAGCGCCATAAATTCTTCAGACTTGTATTCGATCGTGACCGACGGGTTATGGTCGGTCCAAAATCGCTTGATGACGGACCAGTCGTCCATCATGTCCTTGGCCGTGCCTCGAGTCTTCGGGCCGTCATAGCCGACGACGAAGTCGAACACGTAGGTGTTGGTGGGGTTGTTGACACAATCCTCACCTGGCACACCAGAGTCGAACATGAGCTGGAACAGTGGGTCCTTCTTGTCGATGCGGACTCGCCGGATATAGAACGGTGCGTAGCGGTGGTGGATACCAGACGCTGAGTCCACGAGGCAGGACACGGTGCCCGAAGGCTTGACCGTGGTGACAGCGCGGCTTGACTCGATGCCGAGCTTGTGAGCCCAGATATCGTTGGTCTGCACGGCCACGAGACGGGCGTCGCGCAGGGCCGTAGTGTCGAGAGCGAGGTCGCGGTTGTCCTGGATGCCCGTAAGCGAGACGCCGAGCAGTCGTTCCTCTTCAGAGTTACGCTGCCAAGCCTTCCGCAGGTACGGGAAGTGGGTACACATGGACTGTACCGTGCCGATGATCGTAGCGATCTCGACGCGGCGGTTGAGCTCGACCGTACTCATGCCCGGCCGGACCACGACCTCGGTGAGGTTGCAGAACTGCATTGGGCGGAGCGTAATCTCACCACAGGGGTTAGTCCCGAAGTGATGATCACCGTCTCGATCAATCTCCTTGGAGCAGTTCTGTGCAGCTTCACGATTGAAGATGCCACGCTCGCCGGAGTACGACCGGTAGATGCTGAGCCACTCTTCCATGAACACGTCCATCTCAGGACGGTGAGTGTAAACAGCCGAGTTGTTAGCCAGGGAACGGTAGGAGTGCTTCTCCCACCAGTTCCCTGACTTCGCTCGGGCCATCTCATGGTCATCCAGATCGGACAACGAGATCATGGCCGAGCGGCGCACGCCGCCAACGATTACAGAGTTAGCAATGACACACGCAATGTCATGCACCTCAATGGGGCGGAAAGCGCGGCCGCGGGCGTTGTACACTGCGTTGGTAATAAACCGAAGGCAGTCTTCCAACGGACCCGGGCCACTTGCACGCCCTCCGAAGGTCTTAAGACGAGCACCAGCCGGGCGAACCCCGCTGATGTCCCAGGTGGGGTGTACGCCATCCATAAGGTTGGTGAGCAGTGCCTTGACGGCATCAGCCCAGCCAGCCTTTGAGTCTGCCACCTTGATCACGACGGACTCGTCGCGGGTGATATCCTCGGGGATGGTACCCCACTTATCGATGACCCGTTTCTCCACCGAGTAGCCTACGCCGGTACCATTCATCAGAATGTACAGGAGCTCGGCCATAGCGATGGGGGAATCGAGATCGATATATGAACAATTATAAACAGAGGTGTTGTCGCGGTCGGCTGCATTGCCTGCGGTCATGAGAGCACGCATGCTCGGCATCACCTCAAGATTATATACAGCTTCCCGGATCTCAGGTCGGTCGCTGAGAGCTGGCGCTTTGGTAAGCATCCAGCCCCACCAGCGGTCGACGGTCTCGCCCCAGTTCTCGCGGCGACCGAGGTCGTCCCGCCAGCGGGCGTACTTGGACTGGTGGATGAAGGTCTGAAACGGGGACATGTCCATCATGCACCGCCAGTCGAACCGAAGCCACCAGCACCCCGCTCGGTGACCGTCAGGTCCTCGAGTGAGGTAACTTCCTCAGCCATGGTGTCGCAACGGACGACCACGAGCTGAACAATACGATCGCCAGGCCTGATAGCCATCCACCCCTTGGTGGTATCGCGGCGGGCCTTAACGATAATCTCTCCCCTATAATCAGAGTCAATGACCCCGACCGTGTTGGCAAGCGTCCAGCCGCTTGACCCCCAGCTCGAGCGGGGTAGGAGCAAGCCCACCCAGCCCTTAGGGATCTCCACGTGGATGCCAGTCTTCACGGTAGATTCATGGCCATTGTTGGTAACCTCGTTAGCGCAGAGGTCGAAACCCGCCGAGCCATCAGTGGCAACGATCGGGTTGTAGTTTCCATTATTATAATACTTAATCATGATAGTGTTTCCTCAGGTTAGTAGATCTTAACGTCTTCTCTTATTACTTCCAGTTAAGAGTAGGCCCCTCAGAAGGGGTCATAGAGCGCCACTCCGCCCTCTCGGGACCACTCGCCGGCCCGCAGAATGCGAGCACAACGAGCCATTGCGAGACAGTATTCCAGGTCGAAGCCCTTGGCCTCGTACGTAGCCAGGACTAGAGCGTCCCAGTTTTCGCGTCTGTTAGCCCGCAATAATTTTTCAGCAGTTTTTGGGCCCACCCTAGGGAGGCCAGGGTAGTTATCAGTCATGTCGCCCATGAGCCACTGCTTGAAGAACAGCTCATCGGCTCGCCACTCGGGCTGATAGATAATCTCAGCCTCATGTGTGACCTTGCCCTGCTTGCCATTCTCATCCCGCTTGCCGGTGTGAGAATACTGTGGGCGGTAGTGCCACCCCGGGCAGGACAACAGGTCCTTGTCCAGGGTGACCGCCACGGCCTTGCCTGAGGAGCAAGCGATGCCCATCAGGTCGTCGGCCTCGAGGGTCGGGACGTACTTCTTGTGGAAGTCGTCCTCCTCGAGTTGCTCTCTAGCGTAGCTCAGCTTGGCCGCGAGGTCTTCGTCGACCTCGAGCTTATCACGCTGAGCCTTGTAGTCCGAGTACACCGTGCGACGGTAGTTGTTGGATCGGCTGTCCGAGAGCGCTACGAGCACGTGAGTACACCCAGGAGGCGTCCACGCGCGCAGAGTCTGATTGAGGACCATCGGCAGGTCCTCGATATCGTTAGTAATATAAGCCGTGCGGTGGGCGACCATGTCGCCATCAAGCAGGGCCGTCGTCGGCATCGTCATCATCTTCTAGATCCTCCTTGAATGTGGTCCACCAGTCTTGGGCGAACATATCCTGTACGGACATCTCGCCACTCTCGATCTTAGCAACAAGCTCATCAAAGTGTTCGATGATCTTATCCTTCATCTCCTGGCTCATCTCTTCGTCTTCCAGCACCTGACGCTTGGCTTCGTTAAAGCCTTCGATCAGTTCATCTGGCTGGACGTCGAACTGGAATGCCCGGCACTCGGCACAGTCGCATGGGTTAGCGAACCTAGACGGGTGATCTCCCACGAAGTGAGGCATACGCTCCTCGATCTTTTCCTCGAGCTCTTCGACACTCTTATCATTAACGATGGCCCAGTTGAATAGGCTCTCGTAGTCAGGATCGCCACCTTCGACCTTCTGGGCGAGCCACTCGGATTCGTGAGCACGCCACGCGGCATCAGCCTCGTCGACCTCACGCTTGCCCTTAAAGATAAAGAGGCGGATAGCCTCGAACTGCTTGACAGCGTTGAGCTCGTTGTGGTAGCGGCAGTCGTCACAGATGATGACGGTTTCCTTCCAGTCACCATCAACCACTGGCTGCTCAGTTTCCTTACACTGTTCTTCCGCCACCATCTCGAGCCACAGGTTGACCCAGTGGTCCTCGTTCTGCTCTCGCTTGCCCGCGCCGAGCTCCTGGCATTCCTTGCGGTATACATCAGGCATCTCGGCCTTGAACTTGCGGGCATCCTTATAGCCGTGCTTCTCAGCGCACGCCTGCTTGAGTGGGGTGGAGAATGAGATACGCTTGGGGTTCTTCCCCAGCATGGCTGCTTCCATCTCGATGATGTCTGCAACCTCAGTCTTACCGACTCGGGCGATTCCGCCCAGTACGATTACTTGCATGTGTAGAACTCCTTCATCAGTTTGTTTGGTAGGAACCGCTCGTTGACATCTAGTCCGATAATCTTCAGGCAGCGCCAGACGAGATCGGTACAGGACTTAGGCGTAGGCAGAAACCGACCGGTGAAGTTATAGAGATAGAGATACGGCCTGTTGATCGAGCCGTAGTCATTGAGAAGCTGAGAGATAGCAGGCATAGCACCCTGCGGTAGTGGTCTCGTGCACGTCAGCACATTGGGTGCACAGTACACCTTCTCGAGCACTCGAGTCTGACGCCAGTAGGCGCCATACTGGTTAACGAAGGTTTCAAATGGCCCAATGCGAAGAGCAACATGGTTGATCTTGGCTTTGGACCAGTATGATACCTGCTTATTTTCCCAGTGGAACTTGGACCAGTCGTATCCTACGATTCGGTATGTCAGTGGCATTCGGACCAATCCTTTCCAATCTGGTATTCAGCATCAACAGGCATGGCAAAACCGAGGCGGTCACCGGCATCAAGAGCCGACTGCACCAACAGCTTGCCAACCTCATCAGCATACTCAGGCGGGCATGAAACCTGAAGCTCATCGTGGACCCACGCCATCATCTCGTGCGGAATATCCTTGAGGTACTCCGTAGCGATAACGAGCCACGCCTTGCTGATAACGGCGCCCGCACCCTGCAGGAGGGTGTTGAGTGCCTTGTGATCCGAGCGGATCAGCACTTCCCGACCATCGAGAAGCTTGAGCTTGCCGGTACGCTTAGCCTTGAACTGCGCAGCCTCGATCAGCTTCTGCAGTGCGGGGATAGCCTTGAAGAATGATGCCTTCAGTGCCTTACCCTGCTTAGCCTTACCACCGGTGATCGAGCCGATCTTAGCGTCGCCTGCGCCGTAGATGAGGGCGTAGATGAACGTCTTAGCGTTGGCTCGAGTCGGCAGCCCAGCAGCGTGCTGGTTGGTGGTATGGATATCACCGTTGAGGATCTCGTTAGCATAGGCGCCCTTATCGTAAGGAGCCATGTAGTGAGCGAGGCAACGGAGCTCGATACCACTGAGGTCGCAGCCGACCTGCACCCAACCATCGGGAGCGGGACCGAACAACGCGCGGCAACGCGGGTCGGACGGTACCTGCGCGAGGTTAGGCTGTGAGTGTGAAGCACGGCCGGTAGCCGTACCCTGAGCGTTGGTACGCCCACGGACACGACCATCGACAGTACGCTTGATCCAATCGGTAACCATGCCGATCTTCTTGTTGATGTCACGGTACTCGAGCCCGAGCTTCGCCTCGGGGTATGAGAGAGACTTGAGCGTCTCTTCATCCACGATGGCGTTACCGCTGTCGGTAACCTCAGGCTTCCATCCGTACTTCTCAGTGAGCCGCTCGGCCCACTGCTTGCTCGAGCCGGGGTTGAACTCCTCAACCTTAGACTTGAGCTCCTTGCCGGTCTTATCACTGAACCGGCGATGGACCTTAGTTGGGAACACCTCGCGAAGCGTATCCTCGAGCTCGGCACGGCGTGCCGTCATCTCATACTCGAGCTTCTCGGCGGCATCGGTATCAAACCCGAAGCCAGTGTTACCCATCTTAGCACAGAGCACAGCAACCTGCTGCTCGAAGTTAACCAGCTTGTGGTTCTCCACGATCCAGCGTTCCTGTGCCTTGAAGATCGAGATGTTGGCAGCGACATCCTGCACGCAGTACGTGAGCATATCCTGGCTGAAGATTTCCCAGCCACCATCATAGTCGATCTTGTAGTCACCGACGAACTGTGCCCAGTTGGCGAGCGAGTGGCCCTTCAACCCCTTCGGCAGGTTCGTACGGTCGGGGTGCATCAGCCGCCCCACGATCAGCGTGTCGATCAGCTTGCAGGTGGGAGTCCACCCACAGAGCTTCTCGAGCACGCGGTTATCATAGTCAATGATGTTGTGGCCGATGATCACATCAGCCTGCTTGAGCAGCTCGACGGCTGCCATGTGCTGTCCGGGCGTGAACTTGAACACCTCGTTAGTGTCCACGTCGATGACCACGATACAGTGGATCGTATCCACAGTGGTCTTCATGTTGCCCTTCTTGTCCAGCTCATTGTTCACGAGTCCGTTAGCTTCGATATCATAGCATAGTCTCATGATTACTCCTTTCTAGAATCCGCCTTCAACCTCTGGGCTGAAGCCAATTGTACCATCATCACCAACCACGAACTCAGTTTCTTCCATGCGGCCTGATTCGTGATTGAAGAAGATAGCGCTTGCTACACCGGATCGACCATCGAGCCGGTTCTTGAGGACGCGTACGGTCGTGGTGTTCGCCGTCTTAACGTCAGGGTTCTGACGGTCACGCTCGAGAGCGACAACCGTGTTGGGCACCGACGCGAGAGCGCCGGAACCGCGAAGGTCCTGCATGGTGATGCGGGAGCCTTCTTCGAAGGACTTGTCAGTCTTCTTGAGCTGGGAGACCACGTCGATGTGGACACCAGTTCGGACCGACAGTGCGCGCATGTCACGCATCATGGCATCGATGATGAGCCGCTCTGAAGCGCCACCCTCGACATCCTTGCCCGTCGTATTCATCAGGCCAGCCGCAGCTGCCGTGATGTGGTCGAGCATGATGACGTCAACACCGAGGCTGACCGCCATATACTCCATGCGAGCCATGAGGTTAGCCATGGCATTGTTACCAAGGTGATCGTAGATGTAGAGGCTCGTGTCACCGAGCTCCTTACGAGCATTGGCATACTCCTCATCGGTCAGGTCGTCGATGACGTCCATCTCGATCGTGGGCTCACCCATCGACTCGAGCAGCTGGTTCATCATACGCGTGGACCTGATCTTACGCACCGGCTTGTTGAGGATGAGTGAGATCATGTCATCCATGGTCTCCTCAGGTGATTCCTCGAGCATGATCATGCCGACACTGCGACCGGACTTGAGGTGGTGGTGGGTGAGCTCACGCAGGAACGTGGACTTACCGGAACCAGTACCCGAAGCGTAGAGCGTGATCTCGCCACTACGCTGGCCGGTGAGGAACTTCGTGAGATCCTTGAACGGGAACGGCCACACCTTGCCGGCCGACATATCAGTCGGGCGCTCGGTGATGCTGCTCACGTGAAGGATCTCATCAGGTGAGTAAACCTTGGCCTGCCAGATCGCATCAATGATGGATCTGCTGCTGCCCTTGGTCAGACACTCGTTGGCGTCCTTGAAGGGCAGCGAGGCGATCTTCGCCTTACCGGGCGGGAGGATGTCACAGACAGCCTTCGCCGCAGCTTGACCAGGTTCATCCATATCAAACATCAAGATCACCTCACCGAACGAGCTCACGAACTCGAGGTTGTTCTTGATATCACGCACCGCGCCGGCCGCACCGTTAGGGAGCGACACGACGGGCCACTTACAATCCTGCATCTGCGCCACGGTCAGCGTATCGATCTCACCTTCAGTGATGACGATCTTTTTACCGCCGTTGCCCCACAAGTGCTGCCCGAACAGCTCGCAGCCGCGCGGGCTGCCTGCCCAGTGGAACGTCTTGTCAGGACCGCGCATGTGCTGTGCGACCAGCGTGCCGTCCTTGAAGTAGTTGGCGATCTCGATATCCTTGTTACGGATGTTCGCAGTCTGATAGCCGTACACGCGGCACGCCTTGGTGTCGATGCTACGGTGGTCAAGACTCTTGATCGACCCGCGGTACGTCTTGAACGAGGAAGGGGGCGGCTCAGAGACCGAGCCGTCCCCCTTTTCGTAGTACTCGCAGGAGAAGCAATAGGCACCACCGTTGCTGTAACGGGCCAGATTATCCTTGGAATTATCTCGGCCGGCAGCAGCGCACTTAGGGCACTGCTCTCGACCAACGACCACGCTCTCAGCTTCGGTAATATCGCTCATCGCAATCCTTTCTGCACAGCCTTCCGCCATGCCTTCAGTGTCTCTTCATACTCGGGCGTACCGTGCTCGAGCGATCCCAGTTTGATGCCTAGCTGGTAGGCTTCGCTCTGGGTATTCGTTCGTGGCACGTCGCCCTTACCACCTTGGCCAGAAACAATCTGGCGCCGGCGTCGATCCGCTTTGGCCTGCTTGTTGTCAGACCATCTATCATCATCCATCTGCCATCTCCTTTCCGAGCTTGCGCTCCTTGAAGATTGGGGCATCCGCATACTCAGGGACGACCTTCCAGGCTACGCTGAAGTAGCTGTCTTCCAGAGAGTCGTTCCATCGCTTGTTGATCGTCTCAGACTGGATCTGCCAGTCATCGATCCACAGGATGTCCGTGCAAGCATCGAGGATAGCCTTACTAAAGTTATCCACGTCACCTTGCGGGAATGGGAACTTCGACTTCTTGGGGGACGCCGGACGTACCTCTACGGTAATGTCCAGCGGCTCCCACAGGATGTCAAAGTCGGCACACGCAGCCTCGAGAGGTGCTACCACCTCCTTGCGGAACTGCGTGTACGTCTTCGATCCCCAGCTACCACCGTGCCCGCGGAAGGTTGGCTTCCAGACTGGCTTCGTAATTGGTTTGATAGGGATCACAATCTTGCCTTCAGGGCGATACATCAGAAGGGCAGATCGTCATCACCACCGTCGGTGGCAGGGACGTCCGGTTCTTCGTCAGCGTCAAACGCCGTGTCAGCAGCAGGCGCAGCAGGAGCTGCGTCAGCCACGTAACCACCCTCGACCACGTCGAAGCCGCTGCCGGCTCCGCCACCGAAGGTGCTGTTCTTCTCGATGATCTGCACGCCATCGAGGTAGATGCTCAGCGAGTTGTCCCGCTTGATGAGGCACGGACTGAGCAGGAGCCGGACGATGTCGCCGCTTGCCGCGGTGACGTCAGTGGGCTTGTTCTGCGAGTCCACGCAGGGGAACTTGGTTGCGCCGTTCTTAACCATGATACGGTTCTTGAACTTGATGCGCTTGACACCTTCGTCGTTCTCCCAGACGCCGTTAACCTTCTTGGCGCCAGTCTGCTGAACAGCATCCTTGACCTGCTTCTGCAGTTCAGGGGTGATGTCAACACTGACGTTGAAGTTAGCGCTGTCCTCGCCGAACTTGTCGTCGGGCTTGTGGAGGGTGGAGAAACCGAGGGTGAGCTTTTCAGTAACGAACTTGGCCATAGTATTATTCCTTATACTGGGTTTAGTCATCTGACTAGTGGGTGTGAATCAGTACTTCTCGAGCGGCATAGGCTCGAAGATGGGGTACTCTCCGTCGAGTACCACACCGCAGCCGACAATCGGCTTGCCCGCGTAGATCTTGCTGTAACGCATATACGGGCTGTTGGTTTCGGTTCCGCAGCCTACCTGCATACCGAACCAACGGTGCTTCTGGTTGGCACCGAAGCTTACTCCTCCTTGTGCGTGGTAGTGTCCACAGACAACCGAGCGATGCTCAGCGTCAGCCTGAGAGCGAGCAGCGTTGAACACGTTGCTCTTACCCTTGTCGCCGTGTCTGTAGAACACATCATCAATTTCAAGATCCGCGAACCGAGGGTGGACCGTCCAACCCTCCGGCATATCGAGGATCTCGCCAAGCGTTCGCATGAGCTTGGCAGGGATGCCGACGCCAGTTGCCTGACGGTTCGGCAGGTCTGAGTGATTACCAGTCATATAATCAACAACTGGGAACCGCTCATACAGCTCAGTGAGCTGCTCGACCGCCAACTCGATCTCATTCTCGATGTTGGGCAGGTCAGTGTGCTTGAGGTGATAGCTGATACCATGGAAGTCCACGGCATCTCCGATGTGAACCACACGGTCGCAGTCCCAAGCTGCATAGATATCCTCAAGAAAGTCAGGGTAGTTCTCACGCATGGCTGGGGCGTGCGTGTCGCCGATCACGAGTACTCTACTCATCAGTCGTTCTCCTTGTTAGGGCAGTCCTCGCAGGGTGCGTCACAGCCGTCACACGGCTTGTTAGGACAGTCGTCACAGATCTCTTCGCAACCTTCACAGGGAAGATTGAGAGCGAAGCGGTCGTAGTTATCGAGGTCAGTCAGTTTGCAGCATCGCATGGGAGCATCTCCAAAGAGCGGATCATACAGGAAGGGATCTTGTGAACACTAGAACATTCGTCACCACCGATAGTATCGGTCATGGTGATCCAGCCTTCGGGTTCAGGATCGTAGTAAAGAACGTAGCCAACCGTCTTCATGATCGGTGGCTCGCCAGTGGCGAACTCTCGAGCGTCGTCGAGGTCAACCCAGCCGGGACCACCGTGGCTGGAAGCGTCAACCCAAGACACTCGGGCGAACACAGGCTCGTCAACCGAATAGGTACTCGGATTCGAGGACTCCTCGGATGTCGAGGGTGCCGCGCTGTGAGTGTGAATGGGCGGGGTGCTCGGCAGGGAGTTGTTCTCCCATGATGACTTCGGCACGGTCCTGAAGTCTCGCGAGCTGGTCGATTTCGTGAATCGCATAGAAGGTTTCCTTGATAGAGTCGCGCATCATGGGCACGTAAGGTGCCATGACGCCGTAGGAATCATGAATCATAGAGAAGAACTCGATGCCCTTAGAAGCAAGGTCATCCACACAGAGGCTCATGTGAGCCGCATCGAGCGAGTGAACGAAGTTGGGCGGCATGGCCGAAGCCGCTGCCTTGGTATCGTGGCCGTCAACGTAGTATTGGAACCGCAGATCGAACTGCTTGTTCCATATTGTAACGGTGTTGCGCGAGACAACACTAGGCACATACTTGTTGATAACCTTGAAACCACTCGGCGTAACCCACGAGAGCGGGGTATCACCGAGCCAACCTGCGAGCAAGGTAACAAACTCCTTGCCATGAGCACAGTGTGCCATCTGCACGGCCTTTGCCTTACAGATGAGCTTGCCCATCTCAGTACCGGCCGTACGTCGGCTTCCAGCATCAACCCAGTTCATATGCCCTTCGCTGAGCACGTACTTGGTGACGCTGTGGTCTGAGATACCATATGGGTCGCACATGACGGATCGCTTGCAGACCTTACGAGGAATGCCGCCGTCCCAGTGCTCGAGAAACTTGATGCGCCACGGATTAGGATCATCCGCACACATCTCAGTACAACCATCTGCCACAAGTTGGTAGACATCAGCCGGCTTGGGAGACGGAGTGAGGTTAACCTCGGGGCCAACCTTCTCGTCCCGCGTGAGCGCTGCCCAATGCTGGACACCGTTGCACGCACCATCGAGCTGGACAGGAACTTGCGATCTGCCAGTATCGATAGCCATGATAAGATCGAAGATCGCTGCCAACCGTTGGAAGGAAGCGTTCTTCTTGGGCGAGTCGTCTTCCCACACATCGGTAGTACCATGTGGGTCAGCGACCACTGCTCGCCAGTCATCCATGTGATCGTCAACATACTTGACACGATCATCGAACGACACCTTGTCCACACCCATGAGGTTGGCGAGGTTGACCTTGATCCAGTAGATGTCCTTAGGTTGGACACTAACTGGCTCGGCTGCCATCAGCAGAGCTTTATCAAGATCGCCACCTTGCGGGTGCAGCAGGTATGAGTCGCTGTAGTAGCGACCACGGAAGTCACAGAAGTAAGCGTGCCACAAGGTAAACGACCTGAGCTTGTTGGCTTCCTTGGAGCGGATAATCATCTGCAGGCGCGATGCCTGACCTTTCGACCATTCACCCCAGCGTACTGCCTTTTCCGCCATCCATGCGGACTTCTCTTGACCATCACCGTCTTCGGGGTAGGGCGGCATCTCTTCGAGTACCGACGAATCATAGGCGGGGATAGTGCCGGTTTGGCGGCCGGCTTTCCAAAGGTCATCCATAACCTCGAGCACACGAGCGTTAACTCGCCACTCGCTACGTTGCAGGGTGTTGATAACTCGACGTGTCTGATCGGACATGCACGAGGGATCAACATCCTGTTCAGTGAACATCTCGTCAGTAGCACGAGCCTTCACCTGAGCGGTCTTCCGCATCTTGCGGATTGACCAGTCCATCAACCCACCTGCTTCGCCGGGGATGTGATCGACAGGGCGACACACCATTGGCAGACGGTTGGGCAGCAGCTGAACCATGTACTCGTCGATACGAGTCATTAGATGCTGTACGAGCTCGGGAGCTGGCATGACATACAGTGATACCTTGCGGTTGCGCTTAGTACCCTTTGCGGTTCGCTTTTCAAGCTCGTCCTTGGACATTTGCTCTTGGATCGGCTCGACCGTAACGAGGTTTGCTTCTCGCGCGAGCCGGAAGATACCATGAGCAAAAGTGTCCTTCTGCTTTGCAGAAAGCTTAGGAAGGGAATTAACCTTTTCGGCGAAACCATTACGCCGCTTGTTATTCCACTGCTTGAAGAATCTGCTCTGTTTTCTATACCACTCATACTCTTCTTCCTTAGCCGCCAAGAAGCGGCAAACATCCCAGCAGTTCTCAACAAAACTCCGGCATACCTGCTGTACCTTAGGAAGCGCCCACGTGTTAGACAGTGGATCATTATCCTTGAATATAGCGCTGGAATAGGTTGATTCCATTAGAGAACGTACGAAGATATATGAGATACGGTCAGGGCCGAGGTTCCATAGCATATAAGTCCACTGAGGCAAACGGTGCTTAGTGCTATCGCCCTCGCGTTCCTTCATCATCTCTTCAAGAGCGGTATGAAGCCACTTAGAAAAGTAGCCGGACCACTCATCGACAACATCGTTGAAAGGCTGTAGATGATCGGTTGGTGTCTCTCTAGTCTTATCCATGATGTCCTGCTTCCACTGCTCTTCACGAGCGAGCTGGAGGTTACGCAGCTTGTGTTGTTCTTGCGAACTCATTTTATCCCATTGGTACATGTAGTCTCCTTGTAGCAACAATGATATTCTCTTATTACTTCCAGTTGAGAGATCAGCCTGCCTCCCATGGGTGGATAAAGGTACTGAGCGTCGAGCCATTCCACTTAGGTGGGTTGGCTTTGTTGCTCGGAGCGCCAGTAAGCTCGAGGAACGACGTCAGCACCTGCTGAGCTCGATCCTTGAACTGAGCCTCACGTCCGCGCAGCCGCAGCGTCACCGAGACGCCGTTGCCGCTCGTCGCAAACTTGGTGGCCTGCTTGGCCTTTCGCTCCATGTCACGGTCGTCAATACGAGCTGACAGCTGTACATTCTTAGTCTTCGTCTTCATCATCATCTCCGTTGAGGTCATCGATCAACTTACGGATCTGCTCTTCGTCGAGATTCTCGAGCATGTCCTGCATGAGGTTGTCATGCCAGTTAGGATCTTTCTGGTCAAGCACTGCTACGATAGCAGTTAGTGCCGTGTCTTCCTCGAGTGACGTAGTGTCAGTACCGAGAGACTGGAGCATAGCTACAGAGTCATAGAGATCAAACCAGATATCACCGATTGCGCTTCGAGTCATTCATTGCCTCCTGTATGTGGCGTAGGAAGGTGGAGTCAACGTGCTCCACCATGTAATCATTGGTCAGCCCGCCTTCTTGCGAGCCTGCATTCTTGATCGAGTGGTAGTAAAAGGCTACCTCGAGCATCGTGTGGGCAATAATCTTCTTGCCACTCATTACCACGACCAGCATGAGATCGTCGTCTGACATCTCCTTGCCGGTCATCTCGTATGCCGCTTGCATAGGAGCGGGGATACGCTTGCGGTACTCTTTAACCTCGAGCTTAGCGCCAAGCAACTTGAACTTGTCAATGTTACTCTTGAGGCAGCGCTCGTAACTGTTGGCCAGTGTACCGCCGAACTTATGGATACGCTTGTTCTTTTTCTTCACGTTAGCTCCATGCGTTAGGATCCTCATCGCCGGGATCGTGGCCGGAAGGTGTGAGTGTAACTGAGCGGTTAAGCTCGGCCAGCTGCTCACGGATCCGCTCGAGTAGCGCAGCACAGTGCTCGCTGATAGG